TGGCCTTCACGGCAACGGAAATCACGAATATCGCGAACGCTGCGCTCGACTTCTACATGAACCGGGGCAAGGAGTTCCAGCAGTCCATCCAGGCCAAGCCGCTGCTCAACCTGATGGAGAGCAAGGCGAAGACTTTCCCGGGCGGCAAGGGGAACATCTCCCTCGCCGTGAAGGGCCAGTATGGCGCCGGCGGTGTGAATGACAGCGTCACGGGTTACACCCACAATGATGCGGTGAATTTCTACACGCCGGCCAATGTCCAGCGGATCAGCTTTCCGTGGCGCGAGCATCACATTGGTCTGACACTCACGCACACCGAGCTCAAGATCGACGGCATCTCGGTGACGGACGAAGGCGGGGACGGGACGCAGACCTCCAATCACAGCCAGCGCGAGATGACTGCGCTGGTCGGCCTGCTCGCCGACAAGCTCCAGGACTTCGGCGAGCAGTATGCCATCACCATGAATAAGCTTCTCTGGGGCGATGGGACGGCCGACGCGAAGGCTCTTGCTGGCATCCGCTCGATCATCGTCGACAACCCGGCGTCGGGGACGCTGGGCGGCCTGGCGCGCTCCACGAATAGCTGGTGGCGTAACCGCGCGGCGACCGCCGCGAACGCCGGCGCCGGCGGCCAGGGCCCGATCACCTCGGCCGCGGCCAACGGTGGCGCGCTGCTCACCTTCCTCCAGAACGAATGGCGCCAGCTCATCCGGTATGGCTCGCGGCCGGATACGGCGCTCGCCGGCAGCTCCTTCATCTCCGCGATGGAGACGGAGTTCCGCGCGAACGGCAACTACAGCATGACCGGCTTCACCGGGCCGCAGGACGGCACGGTCGGGGACGTGAAGGTGGCGGGGATCAAGCCGACCTATGATCCGACGCTGGACGATCTGGGCTATGCCAAGCGCTGCTACGTGTTCGACAGCAAGGCCCTCTATCTGATGAAGATGGAGGAGGAGTGGCGGCACATGTTCACGCCGTCCCGTCCGCCGAACCAGTTCGTCATGTATAAGAGCATGACCAACACGGGCCAGATGGTCGCGCACCAGGTCAACGGCTGCGCCGTCTACGACATCGCTTAACGCGCCCGGGGTGGTGGCTGGCGTCTTCTGACACGGCCACCACCCTACGGCAGCACCCTGGAAAGTCCTTCGATATGAAGCGCATTCTCCTCTCCCTCGCGGCCGCAGCGCTCCTCGCGCTCGGCGCGATCCCCGCCGATGCCCAGGCCGACAACACCTACTTTGTGGGCGCCATCGCAAAGCCCGCGGTTGCGGCTCTCGGCTCAGGCATCAACCCGACCGTGAACACCACGGCGACGGGCACGATCGCCCTCGCGGCCGGCACCGCGCTCACGACCGGCGCCACGGTCGGCAGCTCAGCCTATGACCTGACCCTCACCGGCAACGTGACCTTCACGGTGTCCGGTTTCACCGCCGGGACGCGGCAGGAGATTTATCTCATCCTGCGCCAGGACGGCACCGGCGGACGCACGATCACTTGGCCGAGCGGCATCAAGTGGTCCGGCGGCACGGCGCCCACGTTCGTCACGACGGCGAGCACTGTGACCCTCGTCACTCTCATGTCGGATGACGGCGGCACGACGCTGATCGGCAAGTAAGGCGTAATGGGGCGGCCGTAGCGCCGCCCCAATTTTCGTTCACATCAGAAAGCTTCCACCATGGCCCTCAAGAAATTCCAGTTGCTCACCGTGGATATCGCTCTCGGGGGCGACATCCTCAATGTGGTGTCCCGGCATGAGTTCAGCGCGGTCACGTATCCCGAGCTGATCTTGCTGCAATACCTGCATGGCGGCGAGCAGTGGACGACGAACATTCACGACTGCGGCTATGTGGAACGCGAGGACGGTGAAGAGCGCAAGCGCCTCATCGAGACCTACGGTGCCGAGCCGGTGGGCAAGGTTTTCGCGGGTGCCGGCATGGGCATGGGCCTCCCGAACGGTGACAACCGATACCCGGTGAAGGTCAAGGCCGAGCCTGCCGCGCCGCCCGCGCCGGCGCCGGAACCCGTCCTGCGCAGCGCCGCGGCCGAGCCGGCCGTTGCCTATGGCGAACAGGCTGCCAGCACGACTTACACCCCGCGCGAGGAAGAAGCCGCCGACGAGGCCGAGCCCGAGACCACGGACGTTGCGGGCGAAGCAGCCCCGCCGCGCGCCTCCCGCCGGCCGACGCCGGTTCAGGCATAATCGGGAGATCGCGCTGTGGCGGCCGTCAGCCTCGGACAGCTTGTAACGAACTTGCGGTTTGAGGTTGGCGCGTCCTCCAGCCCCGCGGCCGGCATCAACGTGCGCGATCAGCTCGTCTATGTGCTGAACCGCGCACAAGAGGAAATCTCGACGGATTGGGAATGGCCCGGCCTCATCGTGGACCGGGACATCCCGCTCGTCGTCGGGACGCGGTATTACAGCTATCCCTCGGACCTCGTGTTCGAGAATATCGACAAAGCGTGGCTCGTCTGGAACACGCTCTATGGCGAACTCACATACGGCATCGGCCCGAACGAGTTCGCCCTGTTCAACTCGAATACCGGCTTCATGAGCTTCCCCGTCCAGCGGTGGATGCACAACGCAGATAGCGGGCTGTTCGAGCTTTGGCCCATCCCGTCCGAGGCGCCGCCGGCGACATCGGCCACCCAGGCCGCGCTCATCCGGTTCCGTGGGACGAAGACCATTCCCCAGATGGCCGCGGACTCTGACCTCTGCGTCTTCCCGCCGACTGCGGTTGTGCTCTATGCCGCGGCCGAGTTGCTGGCCCGGCAGGAAGATGCTGGCGCCGGCCTCAAACTCCAGAAGGCCCAAGAGTTTCTGCGCCGGCTCAAGGTGCGGCAGAACAAGAGCGGGCCCTTCGTCATTGGCGGCGGCCGGCGGTCCGACATCGGTAAACGCATCGGCCTCGATTATATCCCCATGGGCTACGGGAGCGGCCCGGGTCGATGACGGAACTTTTCGTTGAGGACTTTCGGCTCGGCCTGGACACGCGCAAGAGCATCCTGACGGCGCAGCCGGGCTCTCTCCAGGTGCTCGATAATTGCGTGGTGACGCCGGGCGGTGAGATCGTCAAGCGCAAGGCATTCGTGCCCGTTTGCACGTTGCCCGCCGGCCAAACCAAGGGCCTCCACGCCAACGAAGCGGGGACCAATGCGAACCCGTCCCAGCTTTTTGTCTTCGCGCTGGGGACGGCAGGGACACAGACCCAGCTTGCCACTCTCGGGTTCACCGAGGCGCCCACGGTCCCCGTCTATGAGCAACAGCTCGCGACGCCCTCGGGCGGGGGCGCCGGCTTCGCTTTCCTTGATGCAGCGGCATACGGCCAGAACCAGATTTTTGTGGTGGGCTCAACCACTGCGGCCGGCACGGTGAACTGGTGGATCGGCAATATCGTCCCCGAATATGTGGGTGTTGCGCCCCTTGTCTCTGCCCAGAAGATGTATCGCCTGAATGGCTCGATCCTCTATTTCTCGGGTGTCGGCGATCCGAGCGCGACGAACCCGCTCGATCCGGCCGGCGACGGCCCGAACACGGTCAACCCTGGCGCCGGCTTCATCGACATGTCCCATGTGGACGAGGACGGCCAGAACCTCATCGGCATGCAGCCCTATTACAAAGAGGTCGCGATCTTCTCGCGCCGGTGCTGCCTGCTCTTCACGCTCGATCCCGACCTGGCGAACAACACGTTCGAGCAGGTCTTGCGATATGGCGCGCTCTCGAACGACAGCATTCTCCAGTTCGGCACGGGCGACGTGCTCTTTCTCTCGGACAGCGGCGTGCGCTCTTTGCGCGTGCTCAACATCTCCCTCGCGGCCGGCGTGACGGACGTGGGCTCGCCGATCGATAGCCTCATCCAAGCGGCCATTCTCGCGAACCCATCCGGTGCGTTGGCGTCCAAGGCTGTCCTTGAGCCCAACACGGGCCGGTATTGGCTCGCGATCGGTAACACGATCTATGTGTTGTCTTACTGGCCGTCGGCGAAGATCAACGCTTGGAGCACCTTCACGCTGCCATTCAACGTGGACTTCATCGTCGCAGCGGGGAACAGCATCTTCGTGCGATCGGGGGACACGATCTACGCATATGGTGGCCTGGACCAGAACACCTATGACGATAGCGTCGCCACCGTCGTGACGCCCTTCCTCCCCGCGGACAGCCCGACCGTCGAGAAGGCCCTCGAAAGTGTCTCAGCCATGGTGCAGGGGGATTGGTCTCTGAGCATCGGCATGAACACCAGCAATCCGAGCTTCTATGACCTCGTCGCGAACCTCACGGGCGACACCTATTCGCAGCAGGTCTATGGCGCGGCCGGAAGTGGGACGCATATCGGTTTCAAGCTGACGTCCAGCTACGTCGGCCCGGCGCTGCTCGGTGCGCTTGCCGCCAAGTTCAAGAAAGGCCGCGAGAAGTGACACGGCGGATCAAGCGCGTCCCCGTCACGGAAGCCGGGCTCCGCTACATCGTGACGAACCTGCGTCCCAGGGACGCGGCCGAGATATTCGCGCTGCGGTGGGACGACGATCGAGAAGCTTTCGCTCGGGACTTCCTGCCGCTGTGCGGCGCCATGTGCTCTGTCTGGGAGCGCAACGGCGTCCCGGTCTCGGTCCAGGGCGTGGTCTGCACCCGTCCCGGCGTATGGGAGGTCTTCGCCTTCGGGACGGATTTGTGGCCGAGTGTCGTTTTGGACATGACACGCCACGCGACGCGGTATATCATGCCGGCGTTGCTGCGGGTGGGTTTCCACCGTGCTGAGTGTCGCGCGCTCGCATCTCATACTGACAGCCGGAAGTGGATCGAGTTCCTGGGCGCCCGCGAGGAGACTATCCTCAAGGGTTTCGGACGGAACGGGGAAGACTTCGTCGGGTATGTCTGGGGACGCGACGATGTGCAGCTCCGGGGGTAGTGGCGTCAGCGCCGCCCAGCAGCAAGCCAACACAAACGCGCAGCTCCTGCTCTCGGCCGCCCAGGCACAAGCCCAGCTTGCCGAGCAGCAGAAAGAGTTTGCGATCACGACCCAGCAGAACCAGCAGACGATCGACAACACCAAGGCTCAAGAGGACGCCCAGCAGCAGCAGGCGGACCAAGAGGCCCAGGTCGCGACGAATTACGCGACCACGCGCGCCAATGAGCAGACCCAGGCGACGAACGAGGTCAATCAGGCGTTCGCGCAGTTCACGCCTGATTATTACAAGCAATATACTCAGGATTATGTGGATCACTACACGCCGCAGGTGAACCAGCAATTCGGCGCGGCGTCGAACCAGACGACTTACGGCCTCGCGCGCTCGGGCAACCTCCAGTCCCAGACGGCCGCGGACCAGTTCGGCGTCCTGAACGACGAGAAGGGTCAGGCCCTCGACGACATCAACAACCAGGCGATCGGCGCGACGACCCAGCTCCAGGACAACGTCCTCAACGCCAAATCTAACCTGATGGGCGCGGCCACCTCGGACACGACGCTCGGCTCCCCCATTGCGCCGACGACCGCGGACGCTGCGACGTCCCAGTTCAATGCAACGGCACAGGCCCTTCAAAACCTCCAGACGACGGCCGGGGACACGACGACCACGCTTTCAGCAACGCCCGTCTACAGCTCGCTCGGCACGCTGTTCAGCGGCGCAGCCTCGGGCGTCACGTCGGCTGTGCAGGGCGCCAACACGGCAGCTTACGGCGCGAGTTTCAACGCTGGCCTCGGGGGTGCCGCGAACCCGACTTCGGCCAGTAGCGGACAGGTGATCGGCTAATGTGTGTCGCCATCCCCATCATCGCGGCCGGCGTCGGCGTAGCGGCGTCCCTGGCGGGAACGGGCCTCGCGTATTCGCAGGGTCAAGCTGCGATGAACGCACAGCAGCAGGCGAATGCCTCGGCCGAGCAGCAGCAGAACACCGCATTCATGCAGCGCATGAACGCTCAACAGACGCAACTCGCCGGCGAGACCGCGGCCAACGAAAAGGCCGATCAGGCTTTCACGACGAACCAGGCCGAGACGCAGGCCGCGCAGATGGCCGCGCTGGGGCAGACGCAGTCCACGACCAACCAGCTCAACGACCAGGAGCAGGCGATCTCGACCGCGGCCAACGATACGGTGTCCTCGAATTTGGCCGCCGCGAGCGCCCCCGCGCTTGCCGACGCGCAGGCGGTTCAGACACAACAGCAGCAGTCGCTTAACGCGCCCGTGGTCTCGTCGATCCAGGCCAATAACCCGCTCGGCCCTGCGGACACCGGCCCGACGGCCAGCGCCATGGCCGCGTCCGATGCGGCGTCGGCCAAGTATGTCTCGAACTATGGGGACACGCTGGCGAAGCTCTCGGGCTACAACGCGCCGATCACTCTCGCCAATCAGCAGGCCCAAAAGACGGCGATCGGGCTCATGCCGATTGCCTCGGCCGATACCCTGCTCAAGGGCAGCGCGCCCGCCATCCTCGCGCCGTCCCAGCTTGCCTATACCCAGGCCGGGCAACTCGGCTCGACGATCAACACCTCGAACCAGCTCGATCAGCAGGGCGCGCTCCAGCTCACGGATAGCGCCGCTGCGGACCAAACCGCGCTCGCCAACCTCCAGCAAGAGGACTCGGGCGCGCTCACCCAGAACCAGCTCACCCAAGAGCAGCAGCGTGCAGCCAGCCTCGCCGGCCTCGGCCAAGGGCTCACGTCGATCGGCAACATGGGCGTCTATTACGGAGGCGCCAGCGGCGCGCTCGGCGGCCTGGGCAAGGCCATCGCAGGTGCGGTCAAGCCTTCCGCAGTCCAGGTAGGAGGGTTTTACTGATGCCCACGGGACCGGCTCCCCTCAACCCATATCTCTACCAGATGGACGCCGGCATGTCCGGCATCCCCGCGGCCACCAGCGGGGCGTCCGGGCTCGCGAGCGCGATCATCGGGAACCCGCAGCGCATCGCGCAAGCCCGATACCTCGGCGCGGGGACGGCCGAGGAGATGGCGCGCGCCGCGGCGCAGCAGACCGACAACCAATCCGTTGCCGCGTTTCAGCAGATGGCGGCCGACCCGTCGAACTACACGCCGCAGGGCATCTCGAAGATGATGGCGCTCGCGGCCGGCAGCCCCACGCTGTCCGCGCGTGCCGCGCAGCTTGTGAGCGCGTCCATGGCTGGGCAGGCTGCTCCCGGCAACGGGACAGGGGCGCCCGGCAGCCCGACGGTCGCGCAGGCGAGCAACTTCGGCGCCCTCTCTGGCGTCACGAATTACGGCCAGACGCCGACGGGCTACAGCGCGGGCCTCGCGAACCAAATTCAGCAGTCGCAGATCAGCGCCGGCGCCACGGTGGCGTCCGCGGACATCAGCGCCAAGGCGGCCGAGGCGGACACCGCCGCGACGATCCAGGGCGAGAACCAGCGCACGCTCGTCCAGGTGAACACCCCGAACGGCCCGAGTTACATGCCGGCGACCGAGGCCGGCGCGACTGGTGCGCCCTATTACGATCCGAATGTGGCGCAGATCGCGGCCCGGCCTGTCACCGTGCAGGGACCGGCCGGCCCGCGCCTCATGACCACGGGACAGGCGATGACCACCCAGGCGACGCCGCTCCCCGATACGACCGATCAGGCGAAAGCGCAGGTCTTCTCTGGCGCGGTCAATCCGCCGACCCAGGCCGCCATGGTCCCGGCGCAACCGCCCGGCGGCTTGGCCGCGACCATGGCGGCCGGCACGCAGCCGCCCGCGGCAGCTCCAGCTCCCACGCAAGCCCCTGGCGGCGCGGCCGTAATAACCCCCGATCAGCGCGCCCAGATCGTGGGCAACACGGTTGCGGGCATGACGGGCCAGCCGATGCCGGGGCAGGTGAACCCGCAGCAGGCCGCGCAGATGGACCAGCTCATCACGGGACGCCTTGAGGCAGGCCACCCCACGCGGATGGGCTCGAACGTCCCGTCGCAGAGCCTCATGAACCCGATCCGCCTCCAGGCGGCGTGGCTGCTCAACCACGACCCGAATGTCCGGGGCAACGTCCAGCAGGCGGTGACGCAGGCGATCATCAACGTGACGGGCAAGGACGGCAGCAACGTCACGCAAAACCTGCACGTGCTCCCGGCGATGCTCGGCGGCCAGCCGGGGCCGTCCCAGCTCGTCCCCGTGGACCCGTCCAAGATCGCGTGGCCGGCCGGGATGCCCGTCCCCCAGGAATACCAGGCGCCGGGACAGGGCCAGCCATCCGGCCTGGCGAACACGATCGCGAACGGCAGCGGCCAGCCTGGCGCACCCGCGGCGCAACCGGGGCAACCGGGGCAACCGGGGCAGCCTGCACAGCCGGCGCCGCCCCAGAACCTCCAGGCGTCCCAGATAATGGGCCAGGCGCAGGACGCGATAAACGCTGTCCAAGCCTCGAACGACACGCCCGTGGTCAAGCAGCAGAAAATCCAGATGATCAAGCAGCGGCTTGAGCAGATGGGCGTCCTGCCGAACCTGCCCCCCGGGACGCCGCATTAAGCCATGGCGGGGCTCTTCGATGACATCGTGAGCGGATCGGCGCCGGCCGCTTTGCCCTCCGCGCCTGCCGCGCCCCCGCCGGCCGCTTTGCCCTCCGCGCCTGCCGCGCCCCCGACGAATATGTTCTCAGACATCGTCGGCACACCCGTTGCCGCGGCCGCGGCCGTGCCGCCCCCGGTCACGACGGGAGACCTGACCCAAGGCCCGGGGCCTTCGCTCGGCGAGCGGTTCTCGACCGCTGCGGCCGAGGGCTTCAACCACACGCTCATGGGCGGCGCGGTCAACGCGCTGACGAGCGGATTTTACTCGGGCGTCCAGAACCCGATCGACCCCAACACGGGGCAGCCGATCTCCGGGCCCACGCCAGAGCAGCAAGCCGTCCAGGCCGAGCAGGCGCCGGACCAAGCCTACGCGGCCGAGCCGGCCGCCCAAGGCGTTCTCGGGCAGGCCGCGACGGTTGCCGGCACGCTCGTCGGCGGCGCCGCGTCCCCGGAAAGCCTCGTCGCCGGGCCCGAAGGCTACGGCGCGGTGCGCGCGGGCGAAGCCCTCTTGCCCACGGTCATCAAGTCCGGGCTTGTCCAGGGTGCCGTCCAGGGCGGCGCGAACGCCGTGGCGCAGGGCGAGAACATCGCGGCCGGCGAGCAGACGGGAGGCTTCTCCCCCGGCGAGGTCGCACAGTCCGCGGGCATGGGCTTCGGCCTCGGCGTCGCCGGGCCGCTCGCGGGCAAAGTCGTCAATGCCGTGCGCGGTGAGAAGGCCCCCACGAACCTGTTCGATGACATCGTCAACGCGAAGGGTGACGAGGCTGCGCAGCCGGCACCCGCCGAGGCTGCGCAGCCGGCACCCGCCGAGGCAGCGAACCCGCCCCCAGGCGAGGCCCCCGCGGCCGAGAACCCTTTCGCGGATATCGTGAACGGGGCACCCCCGGAAGCGGCCCCGGCGGAAGCGGCCCCGGCGGAAACCGAGACACCCAGCGTTCCGCAGGAGCCGGCCGCGGCCGCCGCGGTCGAGCAACCGCAAGGCGCGGCGCCACCGCCAGACGATGGCACGCCGCTTGCGCCGAGCGCGCCGGCCGAGCCCGCGGAGGTGTTACCAAACGCCGACACGGAGACGAACATACCGGCGGAAGGTGACGTCACGGAGTCGGGCTTGGCCGCGTCCCCGGAGGACCAAACCGAGACGCCAGCGTCCCAGCCGTCCCAGCCGTCCCCGGAAGAAGTCCAGGCCGCTCTGGCGTCCGAAGAGTCGCCGACCGCTGCGCCCCCCGCGGATGACAGCGCGCCTCTTGAACCTGCGAGCGAAACACCCGAGCCCGTGCTCGCGGACGCGCGATCGGGTATCGGCGTCGTAGACCAAGGGCACCTCAATTCGGGGACGTCGCCTTACGTCCAGGTCTTCCGGGACGCGGGACGCGATCCCGCGACCGCGACCTCCCTCCCGATCCATAACCAAAACAGGGTCATCGCGGATCATCTCGAAAAGACGTTCGGGCTCCGGCATATCGAGATGGCCCCCCGCCAGGACCCGAAGGAAATCCGCGACCAGCTCTCGAACTTCTATAATGGCGGCCGTGAGATGGCGTCGGCGCTCGGGATGCCGAATAAGGCGCTCGGCCTGGACGGCCGGCTCGCTCTCACGACGAAGCGTTTCACCAAGAAGACGAGCTATCTCGGCGCCTACGCACCGGGGAACCGCGAGATCATTCTGCCGGGCCGGTCCAACAGCTTCGCCCATGAATGGACGCACGCTTTCGACCACCATATGGCCGAGGTCCTGCTCAATAACCCCAAAGCCAAACGGCTTCTGTCCACCACGGCAGCCGCGGCAACGGGCCGGCTCGACAAGGTCCCTGGCAGCTCTGCCGAGGGCTTCGCGAATGTCATGCGCGCGATCTATGGCAAGGACGCCGCGACCGCGGCCGAGGCGCTGCGCATGCACTATCTCACGGGGTCCAATAACAAGAGCGTCGCCTTCAACGCCAAATTGCGGCTCGACGAGATCAAGAACCAGTTCGTCAAGAACGCCGAGGCAGCAGGTGGCCCCAAAGGATATTATGCGAACCCGGCGGAACTGCTCGCGCGGTCCCACGAAGCCTATGTGTCCCAAACCATCCGGGACGCGGGCGGCGACACGCGCGGCGTCGCGAAGCCCACGCACACTGGCGTGTCCCCCGAGTTCGATCGGCTCTATCCCCAAGAGGACGACCGGGCGCGGATTTTCCAGGCGTATCGGGACATGCACGACGCGCTGCGGCGCGAGCAAATCCTGGGCGATCATGCGGCCGCGCGGCCGGACGGCCAGGACATCATCGACCCGACCCAATGGCACAAGATGGCGGACACCCAGGCCGACCCCGGCCTCACGGCTTCGCTCAAGCGCGAGGCCCAAGCGTTCAAGGGCTTCCGCAACAAACTTCGCCACAACCTGGGATACGACGAGACAGCAGCGCACGCCGGCCCGCTCACCCTCAAGGTGCGCACCGGCGACGCACTCGCGAACCTCGTCGCCACCGCGCGCACGGTCGGCAATCGCCTGACCAAGCGCCAGCCGAAGGGCGCCGCGCGGGACGCGTTCCAGGAGATTATGGACAAGCTGACGCCGGCCGAGCACCTTCGGGACGCGGCGCACGCCGCGCACCGTTGGCTCGGACCCGTCTTCGAGGAAGACGTCCGCGAGCACTCGCGCGGGAACATCAACAAACTGACGAATATCCTGGACGCCCATAAGCTCGGCAGCATGTCGGCCGAGGAGAAGCTGATGCTTCGGCACGTCCTGACCGAGGGGGACAAGCCGTTCACCAGTCCCAGCGGCCGCACGACAGCGATCCCGAAGAGCGTCAGCGAGGCGGCCGGCAAGCTGCGCTTCCTCCTCGACCAGGAATGGGAGCGGAACCGCGAGGCCGGGATTGATATCGGCTACGCCCGATCGGGGTATTTCCCGCGCCAGTATGACGACCACCGGATTTTTGGGGACCCGGTGGGGTTTAAGCGCCAGGCCGCCAAGCTTCACTCGATCATGTTCGATAGCGAGGTGGGGGACGACCCGGAGAAGCTGCTCGAAGCTCACGACCGGCTGCCTAAGGACGTGCGCGAGGGGATGCCCCAAGACGTCCGGGACGGGATGGCCGCGCTCCGCAAAAACCTCAAGGATCAGGACAAGCTCACCGCCCAGATCGAGACCGCGCCCGGCGAGGACAAGCCGGCGCTCCAGACGAAGCTCGACCAGCTCAAAGGCGATGCGGCCGATCTGCACGAGAATTTCCACGAGCAGGTCCGGGACATCTACGCGCACAATGCAGCCAACGATTGGTTCACCCGGATCAACGCCGGCGACCCGACAGACTTCGATACCCGCGGGCCGAACGCCGCCTATCTGAATAAGCGCGTCCTGCCGCCCGAGGCGGACGAGATCATGCGCGACTATATGGTCAACGATCCGACCGAGGCGCTGCCCTCTTATTTCCAATCCAGCGCCCGCAAGATCGCGTTCGCGAAGCGGTTCGGCGTGGGCGGGAAGCACCTCGACGATCTGTTGACCCAGGCCAGTGACGGAGGCGCCCGGGGCGAGGACATCGCCGCGATGCGCCGGCTCGTCGAAACCGTGACCGGCAGGCAGAAATCCGGCGTGGCGCCGCCGGTCGAACGGGCCATCAACACCGTTCACGCAATGGGCTCGATCGCGCTCATGCCGCGCGCCATGTGGTCCTCTCTGTCCGAACCCGTGTCCACGCTCACGCGAACGGGCAGCACGAAGGCCATGTTCGAGGCTTTCGCCAACCAGATCGGGGACATCGCGCGCACGGCCGGCAGCCGGCAGCGGGCCGAGATGGCGAATGCGCTGGGCATCACGATCAGCCATTTGCACGACAGCATCATCAATGACCGGACGAACGCGCACTATGACGATAGCCCGCGCCTGTCCAAGCTGATGACGAACTTCTATAAGCGATCGGGCCTCACCGCGCTGACGAACTCGCAGCGCCGATCGGTCATGGCGGCCGGCCACACGGCGCTGGGCGCTTGGGGCAAAGACCTGACAGGGACGAACGCACGCCTGGCGCGCGACGCGGCCGCGCAGTTCCGCGAGCTGGGACTTCGGGACGCCGACCACCAGGCGTTCGCCAAGTTCCTCGCGGATCGGCCGGGGCTGCCGACCCTCCAAGACCTTGAGACGCCCGAGGGGCGGGCCTGGGGGCAAGCGATCTCGCGCCTCACGGACAAGATCATCCAGGACCCCATGAAGGTGGACAAGCCGCTCCTGTCTCAGTCGCCCGTCGGCCGGCTGGGCTTCGGCCTCATGTCCTTCAATTATTCGTTTTACCACAACGTCATAGAGCACTTCTTCGAGACGCACACGGCACGCGTCGGCGAAGGCTATCGGGACGCCCGGAACGCGGGGAGCGGCCGGATCGGAGCGCTCAAGGGCGCCGTAGCGCCGGCGGCCCGCGCTGTCACGCATGGGCTCGCGGCCGCAGCGGCCACCTATGCCGCGGCGCTGGCCGCGACAACCCTGCGCGAGCGGCTGTTCAACGGCGCGACCTGGGACGAGCACCAGAAGGACGGGACGCTCGGGGACTGGCTGAGCGATCTGGCGATCTCGCGCACGGGCATCAACGGGCCGCTCGATCCCGTGATCCAGGCGTTCACCGGCCTCAAATACCAGCGTGATCTATCCAGCCTCGTCGCCGGTGCGCAGCTCGGCTATTTCCTCCAGTCGGCCGGCGACATCGTCAAAGCCTTCGCGGCGCCGTCCCCGAACACGAACACCTCGGACTTCAACGCGATCAAGGGGGCGTGGCAACTGCTCGCGGTCCCGGCCATGTCCGCGCTTTTCTCGGCGCTGCCCGGGGGTCCGTTGACGGGTTTTCTCTACGGCACCGGCATGCAATACGCGACGGGGCAGAACGTGGGCCTGGGCGTCGCTTCGCATTTCGTGGGACCGAAGGGGACGGGGGTAGACGGCACGCCGCCCCCTGGCTCGGCCGACGACACGGGCGGCGAACTCAACCCCGCGACCGACGAGCTGGCGCCGCAGAAGGCCGCGAGCAGTGGGTCCTCCGGGACGGTTGCGGGCATCCCCGTCGGGTTGCTGGACGATCTCGCGAACCCGGCGTTGCGGGTAGCCGCGCCCATGTTCACGCGGCTGCCGTTTGTCGGCAAGGCCGCCGTGGCGGCCGCAGCCGGCACCGCCGCGGTCCACGGGCTGGCGAAAGAGTTCTCCCGCTTCACGAAGCCCGATCAGGACTGAACGCGGTCCTCATAGAGAAAAGGCTTCGGGGCCGGGGGCGGGCTTGGGGTAGCGGCCGGCGCCTCGTGCGCCTCCTCGTATTCGGCGTTCACCCGATGGAGCAGGTTCCATAGCCCGACGATCGCGGCGACGATGAGCATCCCGATCAGGACGCCCCATCCACCCACCCAGCCGGCCAGTTCGCTGCCACCGCCGCAGAGGATCATCCCGACGATGAAGGTGCAGACATACCGCATGGCACGCCCCCTTATGACACTGGTGTAACGGCTACTCCGTGCTGCATCGCCGCGCAAGCTTTTTAGCCAACACGGAAACTTGCAGATATATTCAGGGGATTTTGAGGGTGTTGGTTGGTGCTGTTTCCCTTACCAAGGGAGTGCTCTACCACTGAGCTACAGCAGCGCGCGACACGATGGCGCGGCGCCCCTATAGCCGGGACGTCCTAGGGACGCAAGGGGCTGGGAAATTTTAGGGGCCCGGACGGGTCCCGGGGGCGGCCGAACAGAGGGTGATCGCTAACCACCACAAGCCACCACAAACCGCCATTCCTGCCATGCGATGCAGCTTTTTCGGGGTTGTGCTGCACGGTGCAGCACACCGATGTTCACGGTTTGAGCTACCCCCGGACCCCTTTCGCGAACCGATGGAGAGCCGCCGCCCGGTGGTAGACCTTGGGGAAATGCCGCAGCAGATATTGCTTGGCCCTGTCCTCTTCCTGCTCGTATCGGCTGGCGTCCGAGTTCGCCAAATTGCCGCTCGTCGTGGCGCTAAAGGGGCCGTGCTTGAAACCCTCGTTTAGGTGCCGGAAGCGGTGGCCTTTGATGCGAAGGTCCCGGAACCAGGTGGTCCCGGTGTCCGTCGTCATACACCCGATCGGGATGACGGGACCGACGGGGAACACGTCGGGACGCGTCTTCCTCAGGTTGATCAAGGCTGCAAATTCGTTCAACCGGCACTCGGGGAGGGGGTATGGGTGCTCGGGTGTTACCGAGGAAATGTGGGTTCGGACGCCGCGGTGCTCCTGCAAAAGCGTCTCAACCTCTTCATACGTCGGCCGGAAATCCTCATGCGTCTCCCCGCTGCACCGGCCGGCGTAGCTCGCTGGGCAGTTCCAGCATTGCCCGACCCGGCCGACGCCGGAAAAAGTGTCACCTTCCATGTGATCGAGCATCAAGCCGATGACGTCCTTTAGGTAGAGCACGTCATTGTGGGTGATGAAGAGGTGCCCGGCCGAGCTATCCTCCCACGCAGCTTGATACCGGATAGACCGCCGGTAGCCGGCTTCCGGCAAGCGCCGGCGTTCGGTGAACTTCACGCCGTGATGCATCTCGGGCCGGTGGACGGCAAAGCTGGTCTCCGGGAAGCACCAGGGAAGGAAGGAGACCACCTCCCCGTGAGGCTGCTCCTTCTCCTCCTGGATGAAGACCGTCCCGATATGCTGCTCACTGTGATGAAGCAGGGTCGCTAAGGTGACGGCGGTCTGGAACGGCTTCCCGTAGACGCAAATTGCGATATCGACTGTGGTCATGACCCCCTCGCAGCTCTCGTGCCAGGGAAGAGGCGGTCAATCCTCAACCCCGTCAAGGGCAGGGAAGCCCTTCGGGGTTGTAACAGGTCCGGCACTCACGGAAATGAGGGTCGCTGTGGCCGATGCCGTAGCACTCCCATCCACCCCCGCCGCACATAGGGCAGGGCATCTCTTCCGTGTCCTCGGCCGCGAGATCGACCCCCATGAGGTATTCAGGCTCGGCCAGCGGGGACGGCTCGTGATCGGGCGCCCCACGCCACCAGCCATCTATGCAGACCTCACTCACGGGGTGGTTCATTCTTCGGCTCATGCCGCCGGCCGATATGGATGCCGCCGCATGTGAGGCAGCGATATGCGTCGCCGCCCTTACCCCCGCGGCGGTGCGGACCGGACTTCCTCCGCTCGCGGGCGACGCGCTTGGCAACGGCCATGCTCTCGAACTTGACTTTGCCCTGACACGCCCAGGGGGACGGGTTCTCACCCCTCATAGCCCCACGTCCTCCAGCGAGAGAGGACGTCGACCGCACTGCGCGTCCCGCAGGCGTAAGGCATCCTCGGGCGCGCAAAGCTTCGCGTTCGGGTCCCGGCGCCGCAGCAGGGACATGGCGCTGCACTGGCGCAGGGTGATCGGGACGGCACCCTGCGCTATGGCCTTGGCGCGGTGCGTCTTCGAGACGTCATAGTGATCACCCTGATACCAGCGCCGCAGAAGCCCGATCGCGGCCGCCATCGCGTGGAGTTCCTGCTCGGTGTCCGCGATCATGTGCGACATCTTCATGCGGCCGAACTGCCCCATCGGGTATTCGTGCATGTCGTCCACATAGACGGTCAAAACGCATACTCCTCATCGCTTGCTTTTCGGAACAGCACGGCTTTGCCTCGATGCGTGTTCAACCGAACTGTGACGGGCTCCAGATGCCCGGGGTTCACGCAGCACCGCATGAAGCAGAGATGATCGAGCACGAGACCGGCGGGGATGGGCCCCACCAGAAGCTCATAGACGAGACGGTGCGCAACGGGTTCAGTCTTGGTGCGCACGTCCCAGGCGCGGCCGTAGCCGTTGCGGTTGATCCGTCCTACCCAGAACCAACACGGCGTCCCCAACTCGGAATGGATTATCTCCGAGATGCGTATCCGGCCGGCGAGGGAGCACCCGAGCAGGTCAAGCCCGGGGCTTAGGTCGAACAGATTGTCGTCAAATTCCCGCATCTCGGACGGCCTTGCAGAGTGCGTGAAAAAGGAACTCGGGGACGGTATCGGCGGTCTCACCGCCGTCTATCTCGACTAGCGTCGTCGTGTCCTCGAACTTGAAGCCCCTCTCATTGAGAGCTTCGACAAACGCCTTAGCGGCTTCATCAACGCGCGAGGCAGGGGGACCATCCTCGGCAGGCTGATACGTCGCGGCGAAGATGTCTGGCTTGCATGGGTATTCCTCGCCTTTCACACCCTTGATGATCCAGTCGCCGGGGCTGACGAGATGGCCGCCCTCTAACGTATAAATCCACCCGTAATCATCGGGTCGATAGTTGACCTCACTGCTAAGAAAATCATACTGCGATGAGGGCACTTCCGCGACGGAAGGGTGATCGCCATGCTGGTGCCACTGCGTGGCTTCAATCACGACGGGCTTTTTGCGAAACTTCGTCATTTCTTATGTCCTTGTGTGGGGATTGTTGAAATGCGGTGATCGTATCGCGCGAACACAATCGACGGGTCCTGCGTTTGTTTCAGACGATATCGAAGGGTGTCGAAGCGGATACCGAAGTGTTCGGCCGCGTCGGTCAGGAGCATCCGGCCGGCTGGCGTATCCACCCAACGGTTTGACCGGCGATTGCGGGCTTGTTGTTGCGCGGTCGCCCAGTAACAGTTGCGTGGCGAATACCCGGTATTGTTGTCGCGGCGCTCCAGCGTGAGCCCCTGCGCGTAGGTCGGCCCCATGTCTTCCAAAAACGCAGCGAAAGACGACCACCGCTCACAGATTGTGATCCCGCGACCGCCGTAGTCAGCCCAAAAGGCCGCCTTTGGGTTCAGGCAACGTTGCCGCATCGACTTCCAAATATTGTAGAGGGGGTTTCCACTCTGCCCGTGAGTGCGCGTCATTTCTTGTAGCGCCTCCCAACCCAGCCTTCGGCCGCCGTAGGAAGTCCCGGTGCCCACGCTGGGGGTGTGCGCATGATGCGGAGGAGAAAATCGAGTGCGTCTTGCGCGAGATGTTCGGGTGCTTCGCCGAGCAGTTCATCGTGCATGTTGCCTAGCAGATGAAGGCGCAAGACGTGGGCGCGGGGCATATTGTGCCCCGTCGCGCGCTGCGCGTTCTTTATGTTGATCATCGCTTCTGAGAGAACGTCCCGGTCAGTTGCCTGGACAATGTTCTCGACGATCTTGCCCCCATAGGTGCGTTGCTGAGACCATTTCTTGGTCTTCGGGTCCACACCCATGAAGGTGATCTCGTCCCGTCCCGAACCATCTGCACGGGGACGCAGCTCAACGTTGTGGTAGACCAGCTCACTGCCCGAGGGCAGAACGATGCGAACCGCCTTACCCGTCTTGCGGAAGGCCACGCGCCCGACGGTCTCGGACGTGCCGTGCGGAGAGACCGCGATATGGCGAAACGCACGGTCGCAATCCCACCAGAACGACACGACTTTGCTGTTCAGTTCGCGCCAGCGGCGCACGTATTCTTCGGCTTCTTCGAGTGTCAGGTTCAGGAAATAGGGCGCGGCCGCAGCGGTCGCCTGGAACTTCTCGGCTCCCATACCGAAGCCGCAGGCAAGCACAAGGACTTTGCCAAGCTGGCGGTTGTCACTGCCGACCTGGCGCGCGGTAAAGGTGTAGACGTCCTCGCCGGCCGCGAAGATCGCGAGGATGTCTGTCTGCCCGGCATACCATAGCGTGAGCCGCGCCTCGATCTGGGACAGATCGGCCGAGACGAGAAGATAGCCCGCGCTTGCGATCAGGCACCCACGCAGCATGGAACTGATCGCGTCCATGACGGTGCCCGGGATCAGGGGCGCCAGCTCGGCAGCCGTGATCTGGCATTTCGTGATGAGACGGAACAGGCTCGCGAGGTTCTTGATCGTCCCGCGCGGCATGTTCTGGGGCTGGATGCGCCTGGCTGCCCAGCGATGTGTGCGGCCGGCGCCGCAGTATTGGAACAGTCCGCGGGCTCGGCCGTCGGGGCTGACGCCCTTGCGCATGGCCGAGAGTTTCGCCGTGCTCGCCTTGGCGGCTTCCTGGCGGGTGAGCAGGATGTCCCGCACGCGCTCGCACGCAAGCGCAGTTCCGGGACCCCACTGCTTTAAGAGGCCCATGACTTCTGTGAGCGCCGTCGCGACAGTGTTCTTGGTAAGGTCCGGGACGACAATGCTCGCGTCCGCGAGCTCGGCGATAATCCTCGCGCCCTGGTTGCACGTCGTGGCTCGGCCATTAGTAAGCCGGGACATGTCCGCGTTGAGGCGCACGCCCTCGCTCTTGGTCAGGGCTTCCAGCTTGTCCACCAACGGCAGGTCAATCATGATCCCGCGTTGGTTGATCTCAGCGTCGATCAGAAATATCTCGCGTTCTCGCGGGGGCAGGGCGGGCAGCGCGTCGTCCAAGGCGCACTCGGCCCGGACGTCGTTCTCGCAATCCTCCAGCAATTCCGCGAGCCTGTCCGGGTCGGTCTCGTGCCACCAGACCGGCGCAAGCGTCGCCTTGTCGTATCCGCGGGGACGGGACATCCGCTTGATGCGGGCTTTCTTGGCGGGGTCGATCTGCACGGAAAGGTTGAGCGCCGCGCACACGTCGATGAGGCCGGCCGGCAGGCCCCAATAGAGGGCCCGAGCCATCGTGCAGTCCCAAACGTGCAGGCGCGGGATAAGCCAGCCGTGCTTAGGCCCGAGATGCTTTACCCAGCAGTTCAGCTCAAAGAGAAAGTTGTGCGCGACGATGCGCCAACCGCCTTGGCTCAGCTCGGGGACGAAATACGGGATACCGTCCCCGGGCAGCCACTTGATGATGGGTCCGTCGTCGATGCGGTAGTAGACGCAAATCAAGATCGTGCTCGGGTGCGCCCAATAGGCTTCGGCCCCCAGGACTTTCAGATCGCCCTCAGACGTGCTCTCGACGTCCATGCAGAAGCGACGGACGCTCATAGCGCGCCGGCCAGCGCCAGGGCGCTCGCGACCAACCCCACGACGATAGCATTCGCGGCGATGATCACTCCCAAGGAGCCGAGAAAGCTCCACGAAGACCGAAACATTCCCGGGTTGGGAAGGGGGCCGAGGTATTCGGCCGCCAGCTCGTCCGGTGTTAGGTCATCCTGGGCGTAGTCGTCGGGACCGGGGCTCATGCTACGGTCCCCGTGATTTCCTCGAAAAGCGCCATAGCAGCGCGGCCGAGGCGGAAACGTTCCGTGTTGGTGATTGCCCAGAGGATGTATCGGGGATCACAACGGATGATGGTCTCGACGGTTTCCTGCGCGTATTTGCCAAAGCCGATCTTGTCGTCGAGCGCATAGAGGACGATGGAGCCGGTGAGGCTTTGGAGGGCAACACGGATGATGTCCTCGACGGGGGCCTCCCGCACTCTCGCCATTTCCAGGAGCTTCGAACCCAACTCCTCGGAGAGGAGAATATTCATGACGGGTGTCCTTTCGTATTAAGTGACGCCAACCAACACCCGGCGCAGAGATACCCCTGCGCCGGGACGCGGCTTAGAACGGGCTGTCTTCCTCTTCGTCCGCAGGGGCGGTCGTGCCGTTCCCCACTTTCGTGAAGTCCGCGGCCGCGGCCTTTTTGCCGTCCATGCGCGGCATGCTCGCATTCGTGATCTGCACGTTGTTCAGCATGCAGCTCACGCCCTTGTTTCCGCCCTGGTCGTAAGGGAAGAACACGACGGTCGCGCGGCAGAGCTGGCCGGCCCAGACGGCCTTGGGGTCGATGATGTCGACGCAGTTCGCGTCCACGATGCCCGGGCGGTCCTTGGTCCAGGGATTGATGAACACTTTCCCCTGCACGAAGCCGGTATACTTGGACTTCTCCAGCGCGTCCCGGAACGGCAGGCGCAGCGTCTTGACGAACGCAGCGTCCTTGCACTTGCCGGCGCCCCATTCGTGGTCGATCGCCTCGGCCACTGCGGCGCGCATGTCCTTCCATTCGGGGGACGCGTTCGCGCCAAGCGGCTTCTCGTCAGTCAGGATCAGGGTGAAGTTGAAGCGGGGATCGCCACCGCGCACGACGGGCTCGGCCACGAACAGATGGTTGAACATGAGCATGCCCTCGGGCGTGAGGATGCTGCGGGGCTTGAATTTAGTGTTCGCCATTTGACTTATGTGTCTTTCGTTGTTGTGGTTACTGAACAGACGTCAACCTACACCCTAGGCAAAATCGTCCTGTGGTGAGTTCCGCGTCGATTTTTCTCCGGTTGGATCGGCGCTTTCGGGGACGAGTTTCACCCCCGAAGGCTTGGAGACGACGAGACCCTTGATCGCATCCCACCAAGTGTGGTGGATCGATTTTTCCATTTGGGCCGGAGTCTTGAGAGGCGCGGGCGCCATGAGCGCACCACGCACAGTGGCCTGGGGTTCACCCGTTTCCGCGAAGATTGCGTCGCAGAGATCGATGACGTTCGCCTTGTCCCAGGACCGGACGGGACGGGTTGGCTGCACACCCCAACCCGGGATGATCTCTTTACCGTTCGTGACCCGATCCATGGCGTGCTCCCGGATGGCCTTTGCGTGGTCGTCCAGGATCACCAATTCATTCAGCGCCTCAGCGAGTTGCGCGGGTGTGAACGTGACAAGCTTCGCGTTGTTCGGCCCGAAATCTCGCCGTGCGGCCTCCTGCCGCAGAGCGTTCCGGGCCGGACATCCGATGCGTGCCGGGCAGAACCGGCAGTGCTTGCCGGCCGCCAGCGGGGCGCTAGGCTGCATCACCGCCGCGATCGTCGGCTTGAGCACTTCCCGAACCCACATCTTCACATCCAGGGCCGTCAGGGAATAGCGACGGACCTTTTCCTGGCCGCGGACGTTCGGTTGCACGACGACCAGATCGACCGTGCGCACGGGGCCCGGAACTTCGAGGAGCGCACCCGCCGCGTAATAGAGAAGCTGCGGGTTGTCGATCACGTCCACGAAGACGCCAGCGCCGTTCTTGTAGTCACCCACGTCGAGGTGCTGGCGGTCCTCGAAATAGGCCAGTGCGTCCGCCGTCCCAAAGGCAGAGACGGGCAGCTTCTCGTCCGGTCCCCAATATGGGTCCAGACACACGCGCGTCTCCAGCGCGTGCCAGTCGGCCGCGCCGCGCCACGAACTGACGAGGTCAATGTAGATGCTCACGGCATCCACCATCTCTTGCGTCACTTCAACATCATGGCCGTCCACGGTGACGACCGTCCCGATTTCCTGGGACGGGTTGTAGCCCTTCGTCATGGCCTCCTCGGCCAGGGCGTGGGCCACGGTTCCGGTCGCGGCGTAGATCGTCGTCAGGCCCGTGCCCCCGACCTGCTGGGACAACCGGAAGCTACCCGGGCAAGCGATGAGCCGGGACATAGAGCTGGCGCCGATGAGCGAGTGCTGCGTCATGGCAGGTTGTTGACCTCGCACAGGTCCACGTCCGGGAGGAGGTCCATCTTCTCGGCCTTCTCCCGCGTGTAGAGAGAAACCCGCACCACCCCGATGATGCGGCCTGTCTCCGGTTCAAAGATCGAACCGACGCTCTCGTGACCCCCGAAGTCCGGGCGCAGCGCGACCTTGCTCGCGCCGAACACGCTCTGCATGAGCTCCTCCCCGAGGAGCTCCAGGCTAGGGGGCACCGCCCCCTTAAGCACGTCGAGATCATCTTGCGTGAACATGTCAGAATGCCATCTCGCCGACGCTCTCGGCGTCAGCGTCAGCATCGGCATCATTCTCGGCCAGGTCCGCCTCGTCGCCGACCGGCGCGCCCGCGTCCGTGCTGGTTGCGCCGAAGGTGGCGCGGAGCTTCTTGGCCTTATCCAACAGTTCGACCCCGCGCTCATCCGGGACCTGGACGAACTTGGTGACGCCCATTTCGTTTTGGAGCGCCTTCACGGCCTTGGCGCCGGCCGCGTCCCCGGGCTTGTGCTCAAGCTCGAAGCACTCGCGCAGGATGTCCAACGCCTGGTCCTTGGCTTCCTTGGGCGCGATCGTCGTGGGGGTTTCGGGCTCGGGTTCCGGCGCCTTGGTCTCTGCGGCGTCTCCCTCAGTGGTGGCCTTCGCCTTGCGGGAACCGCGCGTCGCGGGCTTGGCCTCGTCCCTGACGGCGGCGTCCCTGATGGCGGCGTCCGTGGCCGGGGCGTTCTGGGCGGGAGCGTCCGCGTCCTTCTTTTTGCTCGAGAAGGCTTCGATCGAAAACGTGCTGACGCCGGCGTCTTCAAAAATCGGCACAGGCAGGTTGTCCGTGATGCTCTTGAGCGCGGCCTTCAATTCGGCGGCGCTGTCGGCATAGATTGTCAGGTTGAAACGCATCGTTGTTTCCTCTGGTGGGATTAATCGAAAAGTTCACTGATCTCGCGGGCGCGGCGCGCGGCCGTGTTCGCGATGCGCACGTCCAAGGTCCCAGGCACGGTGGCGAGGTAGGCTTGGACGCCGTCAAGCTGCCCCATGCGGTGCGCACGAGAAGCGGCCTGATAGTTCACGCCGGGGGTTCCGGCGTATTCTGCAAAGAGTTCGGTCTTGGCGGCCGTCAGCGTGATCGCCGTCCCGGCCGCGGTAAGCTGCCCCAGGAACACCTCGACGCTCGGGTCTTCCTGGAATGCCTCGACGACGCGCTTGCGCTCGGCGTGCGGCGTGCGTCCGTCGAACAGGACGGGCGACCGATCGAGCAGCGCATCCCGGAGATTGTCCAGGACGTCCGTGTGATGAGCGAAGACGATCACCTTCGGTTCGCCGGCGTCCAGGCGCTCGCGCGCCCATTGAGCGCAGCCCGGGACCTTAGCGAGGCCGAGCACGCGGCGCTGCGTCGCCTGGTTCGTGAAACCAGCCACGAAGCTCGTAACCGTGGCGTCGTCCAACCCCTCGAAGTCGCCGGGCGGGATGTCGTTGGCCGCCAGCATCTCATCATAGATAGCCTGGACCACGGCAGCGTCCGCGCGGATTGGCGCGACGAGCCAATCCAGCGCGGGAAGCTCGGGCATGACGTCTTTCTTGAGGCGGCGCAGCAGATGCGGCGCGAACGCGGCGCGCAAAACCTTCTGGTTGCGGGAACCTTCGATCACCCGGCCATAGGTCGTGTTGCGGACGACACAGAACTCATCCTCGAACGCTTGCTGGTCGGGGACGCTCCCGTGGAACAATCCCGCCAGGACGGAGGGGAAAAGCGCCCGTAGATGCGTGAAGACCTCGCCGGCGTGGTTCGGCGTCAATGTGCCGGACAACACCCACGCGCGCTCAGCATTGCCCGCAATTGCGTCGGTGAGATCACAATTCTCGCCGTAGGTGCGCTGCGTCCTGTTCGAGCCGGCCGTCTTGAGGTATTGCCCTTCGTCGATTATGACGAGGTCCCATTTTGTGCAAGTGCGAAGCGCCCTGTAACGGTCGACGCTTTTCGTCAGCGAGATCGTGTCAAAGCTGACGAAATAGAAGCCGGGCGGGGAAAAACCGAAATTGGAGGCCACGTCCAGATCGGTGAAACGCCGAGCCGGCGACCATTCTTTGATCTGTTGGGGCCACGAGACCCCAGCCACCGCGGGGCCAATGCACAGGACGCGACGGAGACCAAGCTTGTCCGCGGCGTCGAGAACCTGTGCGGATTTTCCGAGCCCAGCATCGTCGCTCAGCAAAGCGTAAGTCCTAGACTGCAAGAAATCGCTGCCCTGGACCTGAAACTCTCGCAATTGCGGCATCAGCGTTTCCGACGTGTTAGCGTTATTTGGTGGTTGGTGTCTGCCGAGCGTAGGCAGATGTCTGTCTTAGCCCCGCGCCGGTGGTTTTGCCAGCGCAAAATTACTCAATCGATTATATTGATCGTGAAGTGTCCGAACATTACAGCGGGCACCTCGCGATAAGCGCGCTCTCCGCGCGGCCGTCGTCTTTCACACGAGAAAACATAGCGGCGTATCGAGGAAAAAGCTGGCTCGCGCGCAGCCGCGAGCCGTCCTTGCCGGCCGGGACGCGCAGCCTTGTGCGCCACGTCTGCGGAGGCACGAAATAGACAGGGATTTCCAAAGCCGCTGCTATACCGCGCAGCAAACCAAAACCTGCCCCAAAGTTGAAGGATGCGCTCGCGCTCTGGCCCATGACGCCGTTGACCTGTTCGATGACCATTCGGTCAGGGGACAGGGACCGGACAAGACGCGCGTATTCCGCGTCCACGTAAACGGTTCGGGACGCCGACTTGCCGACGGCGATCTTCGCCGTGGGAGCGTCGTGAATGATCAACGCTTCCAGGTCATCGTCCCATAGCGTGATCGCGCCCGTGAGACCCGGGTCTGCGCCGAGAATTCTCACTTAACCACCAACGGGGGCGAACACTTCGGACCGTGGGCCCGGCAGTAAGCGGGCATTATGCAGGTCGAGCAGGACCAAAGCTGAGGCGCCGCGTGATTTGCCTGCGTTTGCGCATCCGCGAGGTTCGGGTCCACGCCCTGGCAGGCGGCGCGGTTCTCGCGCATGGTCCGGGCGATGCACTGGCCCCAATCCGCGCACGCCCGGCTGTTCGAGCAATCCTCGCAGACGCCTTCGGGCGGCGCGTGCTCCGCGTCCCGCCATTCCTTGGGACGGTCGTCCAGGGACGCAGGGAGCGTCCCCGCGTCGATGCGCCGCAGGCATTCCATCGCCGCGAGGGCGTTCCATGCCGCGAGCCCTAAGTTCGGCTCGCCGCTATCCGCATCGATCAGCTCGCCGCGCTTGACCTTATTGAGGTGCCGCTCGGCCGAGGCGAGGGTTTCCATGATGGGAAGCCCCTTCTCCCAATTGCGGTCCTCGTATTTCCTGGCACCGAACGTCAGGATGCGGGCGAGCACCAGGCCCCAGGACGGAGGGATCAGATCGAACCGGGGCTTCCCCCGGTTCTTGCGCATGGCGCCCGTCTCCGAGACGGACATCTCGCCGTCCTGCGCGGCGCCGGCCGCGGCAAGGGCGTCATCGAGGGCTTTGGAGATGGTCATGCCGCAGCTTCCGTGCAGCAACCCTCTCTGGTCTCGCCGCGGGCCTTCGCGATCTCGCACATGATGGTGCCAGCGAGCGGGACAAGCGCAGTCGTCTTGGCCCCTGGGACGACCTTAAGCATAGGCGCCAGGATCGGCTCGAAATCGGGCTCGACCTCATATAGGCGCTCGAACGTATACATCGTGCTGAGCAGCGCCGAGAGGTCGGATGCGAGTTTGCTCTTGTCGTTCTTCAATGCCTCCCGATCGAGGAGGAAAAGCCGCACGCGCTCATTCAGCTCGTCGTCCCGCACGGTAAGGCGGACATACCCGGTGTAGCTGCAGCCCTCATACGGAACGCAAAAGGACAACCCATCGCCCTCTACGAAACCGCTCCACCCGTCCTTTGTATTGACTACAACCTTTGTAGCCTTGGGGAACCACGTCTCGGGGAGCGCACTGATTTGAGCGAGGGTGTCTTTGCCGACGTGATGCGTGATGAGGGCCTGAAACAGCTCTTTCTCGCGGGTGAGCATCGCGCTCTCGCGGCCTTTGAACGCGTATTCGAGAATGCGCTTGGCGGCGTTCGCGCGCAGGGTTTGGTTGAACCGGGTTGCGGTCATGGTGTCTTCTCCGGGTTTTGGTGGGTGGCGGGGCTACAGGCCGACATCCTCAAGGGAGGGCCGGTTGTCGGGGCCTTCGCAGCGAAACAGGCGGCTGACGGACATGCCGTGATCAAGGCAATACTCGACCAAGGGCGGCAGCCATTCAGCCGAGATGCGGTTCCGGTAGCGCCAGACGCTCACGGTTGCCGGCCGAGGCGGGATCGTGAGGCGGTCGGATTGGGCGCAGATACGGATGACGCTCTCGTTATCCCCGCAGAACTCAAGGATTTGTTTGCTGTCCCAGACAAGCATGGGCGTGTCTCTCATCGGTGTGTCGTATAGCCAACACCAACCTACACCCACGTAATCCTTTATGTCAACACTGACATTCTACGCTTTTGTGAGGCGATTTTTGCTTGTATGTCTGACAACAGTGTTATATCGGCCACGCGACGACGCCGTAAGCACATTCATTACGCAGACCACCAGAGGGTATACCCATGGTCCAGAAACCGATCCGAACGCCTCTCGAAAAGCTCGAACTGTCTGAATTTTCAAAGCGCCTAACAGATTTGATGGCACGACGCGGGCTCTCACAGAGCGACGTTGCCCGCGCTATCTGGGGCACGACAACAGACGGCCGGGGGCGCGAGGTCGCGCGCAACCGGGACAGGCTAAGCCATTATGTCCGCGGGTCGCAGATGCCCGAACCCAAAACGATGTCAGCGCTGGCGAAAGTGCTCGGGGTCGAAATGGCCGATCTAAATCCAGCGCTAGACCGGGACGCGGCCGGGCGCGGGGCAGAGCAACCATTGTTGACGATGGTCGGCGGTCGAACCGATATGGCTGTGCTCTCGATAAATCGCATGGTGCCCCTTAAGCTGGCGGTCCAGATATTGCAGCTATTGTCCGAGGCCGACACCGAATGAAACGGTTGCTTACACAAGACGAGGTAGCTGAAATACTTCGTTGCAGTGGGACAACCGTTGCCCGGCTGCGTGCCTCGGGAGAGCTGCCCTATATCCCCGGACGGCCGGTGAAAATCAGGGAAGAGGATGTGTCTCGATGGATAGCGAAAAACGCCTCGCGAAAAACCGCTCGGGATATTGGGAAGTCCGCTGGACCGAGCGGGACGACAAAGGCCGAGGCCGCACGCGAAGCTATTCGACGCACGCGACTGACCGTGAGATTGCTGAAAAAGTAATGCGGCAGGTCGCGCGTGACGAGGACGCGCGTGCTCTTCGTGCGGGCGCGGTGGTGGTTGGTGCGGTGCTGGATGCCTACGAAAAGACCATCGTGGCGCGTGGCGTTGGGCCCACGCAACGCGTATGCATCAAGCAACTCAAGGACTTCTGGGGAGACTACGCGCCGGAAGACGTCACCCCGGAGGCGGTGCTGGATTATCGGGCGACGCGCAGCGTGGCGGACGGGACGCTGCGGCGCGAGCTGAATGTCCTGGTGGCGGCCTTCAATTGGGCGGTGAAGCACGGGAAACTCAAGGTCGCGCCTGCAGTGGACTTGCCGGCCGAGGGCACCCCGAGAGCGGTGTTTCTGGATGAAAAACTGGAGAGTGAGCTCTGGACCCTGGCGTCACGGGACGTGGACGGGGACGGGCGCCTTTCCAGAGCGGGAAGGTTCATCGCGATCGCGCTCGATACGGGCGCGCGGAAAGCCTCGATCGAGGGGCTGACCTGGGACCGGGTGGACCTGACGCGCGGCACGGTGGACTTTCGGGACCCGTCCATGCGCGCCACGAAGAAACGCCGGGTGGCGACGCCCATCCCTGCGAGGCTGATGCCCCTGATGGAGCGCGCCTTCCGGGAACGCGGCGGGAATAGGTTCGTGCTCGACCACGGCGGGAACATTCGTAAGACGTTCGAGACATTCATGGCGAAGCACGGCTTTGAGGACGTTACACCCCACACACTCAAGCACACGCGGATCACGCTCTTATTGAGGGCAGGGGTCTCGGTCTGGGACGTGTCCGCTCTCACGGGCACGTCGCCAGACACTATCCAGGGTGTCTACGGGCATCACGCAGCCGACAACAGGCTACGCGAGCAAGCCAATAAGCGCGCCAGCGCGGCTTAGGTTTGCGTCGGGATATGCGCCGGGGTGTATTGTTGATCCTGGGTATTGAGCTGGGATTGCTTGGCATTCTGCCAATCCTGTTGCGTCTGGGCCATATCCTTGGGCCCGACCGAAACGACGAGCGGAGCCGGCACAGTTTTCGCCAGCGACGCGTTGAGCTTGGCAGCCTGGGCTTGGGCGTCGTTCTTGGCGGCCACAAGGCGTGCGTGTGCCACCTGAAAATTCGCGAATGCGTGCTCCAGTTCATCCGTCACCACAGGGACGATCGTCCCGGCGTCGCGCACAAGCACATTCGAGGAGCCGGTCATGTCCCGACCGACCAGGTTCGCCAGACCGTCCACGGATTTGAGCACGGTGGCGCCATCGGCCGAGGGCGCAGTCTTCTCGTTCATCAGGATCGCGATCAGGCCGCCAGCGATCGGCAGCGCCGCCTCGCGCCAGGAGATAACGCCGGTGAGGGCACCCCCGACCGCGGGGATTGTCAGGGCCGTGCCGAAGATCGACGTCGCGGTCATGAGGTAGCTGGAGACTTTGTCCCATGTGGACGACATTTGTGTTTGTCCTTGGTGGTGTGTGGCGTAGGGAGTTTCAGATTGACGCCAGAAGACACAGCATGCAAGGCTGAAATGCGAAGGGGCGGCTCCGTGAAGAGCCGCCCCTTACTACCCTAGCCTGCCGGTCCCACCAAAGACCAACCCGTGCAACGCCAGATAACTATGGGGTGCGGGTTTCTGCAAGCCTTTTCCTCATAGGATGATAATTGATGGCCTCCCTGACAAACCAAGAGTTTCTGTCCGCATGCTTCGGCACCGCGGGAACGAGGGCGCATGTCACGGGCTTTGACGAAGACCCGGGCAATCTTGAGAGCCTGGGGCTCTCGTGGCGCTGGGCCGGCGACAAGTTCGGACGCCTGGACCCGAAGACGCTCGTAGGCACGAACAGCTATTTTACGATCAGCACATTCAAGGACGATCCGACCGACGGCCGAGCCCGGCGCCGCAAAGCGCTCTTTGATGCGACCTATGTGATTGTCGTCGACGACGTGGGCACGAAGGTCTCGGAAACCGATAAGCTGCCCCCGCCATCGTGGATATTGGAGACGTCACCCGGGAATTATCAATGGGGGTATATCCTGGACATGCCGGAGCGGGACGCGGGACGCGTCAACGCGCTGCTGGACGGGATGGTCAAGCTGGGGCTTTGCCCGGACGGCAAGGACCCGGGCATGAAGGGTGTCACGCGCTATGCGCGACTGCCAGAGGGCCGCAACACAAAGGCGAAATACGGCGCGCAGGGCTTTGCGTGCGTGATGACGGAATGGGCGCCGGGCGTGCGCTATACGATGGACGAGCTGGCCGCCCCTTGGGGGATTGATCTGCCTCTGCCGGGCACGGTCTCGGGCACCGTCGTGAAGGTCGATATCGCGCCCGAAGACGACGAGATTTTCAAATGGTTGAACGCTTGGTCGATGATCCAGGGCCCGGCCGCGGACGGGGACGGGTTTCTCATGACCTGCCCTTGGATCGACGAGCACACGGGGCGTTCTGACAGCGGCGCGGCTTACTGGCTGGGCGGCGGCTTTAAGTGCCACCACGGCCATTGCGCCGACAAGGGCCGCAAGGCGCTGGAGCGCTGGGTAGACGAAAAACTCCGCGAAGAGAGCGCGGGGTTGAAGTGTTTGCCGGCGTGGGCGTTCACGCCGGTGGCGCCCCAGGCAGGCATGGGGACGGGGACGAGCACCGGCGTGGCGGCGGGCACGGGTTCCCGACCGCCAGCAGACGAGTTTTTCGATGAACTCGTCTATCTCAGCTCAGACGATCGGTTCCTGTCCACGCGCACGGGCGAAACTCTCACGCGCATCGCAGCCGACTGCACGTGGGGCGCGCGGTTGCGTGCCGTGGGCGCGCTGCCCCTGGACGGGCGACGGGTCATGGACCCGGCGCGCTGGTATCTGGACGAGGACAACATGGGGCGCGCCCGGATCGCGGACCGGCTCACCTATTGGCCCGGGCAGCCGGTGTTTTTCACGGACGAGGGCGCGCAGCTCGCGAACCGCTGGCGCGGGCCGGAACGATACCCGTTCACGGTCACAGACGCCGAGGTCAAGCCGTGGCTGGACTTGGTCGGGCATATCGTAGGGGGCGAGGGCGCGCATATCGTCGAAGCCGTGCTCGACTGGATGGCGCTGGTTGTCGCCGAACCCGGGGTCAAGCCGGGCTGGCATGTGGTGGTGCAGGGCGGCCAGGGCGTGGGCAAGGACATGATGATCCAACCCGTCATCGCGGGCGTCGGCCGCGAGAATGTCGGCACGGTGAACGCGATCAGCTTGCACTCGCCGTTCAATGCCTGGGCAGAGCGACGCTTGGTGATCGTAAACGAACTCAAGTCAACGACACGCGGCAGCGCGACAGGCGCGGACCAATACACGACGCTCAAAGAAATGACTGAGAACACGAATGCGCGGCTTAAGATCAACCAGAAAAACATGAAGGAATACTACGCTAGGAACACGGGGGCGTTCTATGTGACGTCGAACGATGACCGGGCTGTTGCTTTGGAACAGGATGACCGGCGGTTCTTGGTGGTGATGACGACGGCGCTGCCGTTGGCGAAGAGCGTCTATAGGCAGATCGCCGCATGGCTAGAGCGTGGCGGCCGGGCAAAAGCCGCGGAATGGCTCTGGCAGCGCCGCGAGGCGATGAGCGCGGTGCGGCGCGCTGACCTGGACGGGAATGCTCCCATGACGCCAGGCAAGGCTCGCATGATCCACAACAATGAGGACCCGGTCGTGACCTGGATGCGGGACCAGATCGAGACGGGGGCGTGGCCGGACCTGATGACGTCGCAGGAGATCGGGGCCGCGTTATCGGCCGCCGCGAGGACGGGAGGAGGGTTCAATTACGTGCCGTCGCCCCATAAATGGGGGTCGATCCTGCGAAGCCTGGGTGGCGACAAAGTCTACGCGGGAGAGCCCGTGCGGCTCAAGAACGGGAGCCGCGTTCGGGTGTGGGCGGTGCGCGCGCCGGGGCGTTTTGATGGGATGGGCGAGGCTCAAATCGCCACGGCGATTGTCACAGTTGCCGCCAATGCCTTCAAGGACGTCGACGACGGCAAAGTTGTGAGCATTACATCGGTGAAAGAGGACCCGTCACACTAATGTCATAGGTGTGATGGGGGTTGTGACAAGCGTGGCAACGAAAAGCGTTGTATTCGTTGATGTATTATCTCTTTGTCCACTTGTCACACTTTAAATATAATTGGGAGTAAGAGGAATATATAGGGTATATGGCATAACACAGGTGTTACACATACCCGTATATATATTCCCCAGGCGAAGATAGGTTATGGAGTGTGACAAGCGTGAGAGTGTGACAGGGGGTTTGGGGGACCAAAATCGCGGTGGATTATTAGCGGTGTTCGCGGCGGCCGGTTGGCGCGGCGTGGGGCGGCCGGGACCCGCGATACGAGGGTGGGACGCGGGCCCCTGATGGTTCTATCCGAACAGCCGTGCCAACCAGGGCGCATGCGGCACCCCGAGCCACCCCAAGTCCCGAAAGACACGCGCCCAGGTGATCACGAGCAACGCGACCACAGGGACCGCCAGCGCGATCAGGAGCCATTCGAGCAACGCCCCAGGAGGATCGCGCCAGTTCATGGGGCGATCTCCCTCGTCCGCGCCGGCCGATATGTGCCAGCGCGGGCTTTGCGAAGCCGTTTCAGGGCGAGTTTCTGCACGCGCAGGGCGTGGGCCTCGGCGTCCAGCCATTTGCGTTTCTGGCGCCTTGGGAGGGGGCTACAGGGCATTGTGGTCTCTCCGGGTCCTGGGGTAGCGGCCTAGGCCGCTCCTGTGCCTCCTGGCGCAGGCTAGGGCGGGTGGCATAGGCGCCACCCGCCATGTGTCTGCGTCAGGCTGCCTCGGCGTCAAGAAGGGCTACCAGGGCTTCCAGGCCGCGTTCTGCAACCTGTTTCAGGCTGTCCACCGTGACGGCGCGCGGGAAGGCGTAGGAAACGTCAATTCCCATGCCGATGCCGATTGTCTCGATCCCCTGGGCTTCCACCATGCGCACGGCGGTTTTCACGAGGTTAGGCCCTAGATCGCAATCGCCATCTGTGAGCACGAGCAGGATGCGGCGCGTGGCGGGCTGTTCGAGCAGCGCATCGCGTCCCGCCAGGATCGCGCAGCTAAGGGGTGTGGAGGACATTGCATCAGTGCCAGCCAGCGCGTCCACGTCTAGCGCGCTCTCGAAGTCCTTTACCGTCCGAAAATAAACTTCGTCATCGCCGCCATAAAACACGCTGACGTTGCACTTGCCTCGCGCGGCCTCGGCTGCCTCGGCGAGATGCAGTGCGAGGACTTGCGCGCAAGTCATGCGCATGTATCCGTCCGGGGTATCAGCGAGCATAGACCCTGAGCCATCGATCAGGAACATGATCGCGGTGTCTACGCCCGGCGCCATGGTGCGACGGGAAAACACATTCCCGGCGTCCAGGGACATGCGTGTCAGGGCGCGCCGGTCGAGCCGTCCCGTTGATCGATAACGCTCTGTCCCGTGGCGCTCTTCCGCGCGGATAAGCTGCGTGATCTGGTCGCGCAGCACAGCGGGCGCGGTCATGCGGGCGCGCAGTCCCGCGCCATTGCCAGATCGCATGTTTTCCGCAGGGAAAGACTGCGCGCCTTTGAACAGGATCAGCGCGCCTTCCTTGGCCCTGTTCGTGTCCACGTTCTCGCGGTCTTTGATGTCCTGCACGAGCGCGCCAAGGGCGTTTTTATCGTCCATAGCGGCAATGCCGCCCGGGTCGGGCTGCCATTGTCCGCCATGGCCGTCAGCGCCTGGCTTTGCGTCGGTAGCGGCTTTGGGGCTTTCGCCTTCACCCTCGGCTTGGCTCTCACCTTCACCCTCGGCTTGGCTCTCACCTTCACCCTCGGCCTGGCTCTCGCCTTCACCCTCGGCCTGGCTCTCACCTTCGCCCTCGGCCTGGCTCTCACCTTCACCCTCGGCTTCGCCTTCACCCTCGGCCTGGTTCTCGCCTTCGCCTTCATCCTCGTCCTGGCTCTCTTCCTCGGCCGGGTCCTGGGCTTGCGGTTGTGCCGAGTCTAGGGCTGCCAATTCGTCAAGAACCCAGCGCGCCAGCGTGATCGCGTCGCGCGTGCTTTGAAGCGTTTTGATGCGAAGGAGCGTTTCGCGCAGAAGGGGATGCGCCATCGGGGGCAGGGCGGCGAGGATTTCGCGCGTCCCGGGGATGGTGTAGCCATTCTGGACACGGCCCTGGTGTCCCAGGACACCGCCAAAGTCTTCGCGTGCCGCGCCAATCAGGGGCATGCCGTTTGCCGCGCGCCCTTTGACAGCCTTCCAATACGAAGTCGTCTCAAGATGATCGAAAAGGTCTTGCAGCCCTGGCAGTTTGCGCGCCTTTAGTTCCTTCGCCTCGATGCGGATATCTTCCAACCAATTCGCCATGCTTTTAAGTTTTGGGTTGCCTTGGAGCGTTCCCCATGCACCCCAATCGGTATAGAGCGCGTGGCAGCATTCGTGCGCAATCAACGCGACAACGTAATCTGCTTCGCTACGGGTCATGTTCACTTCGGCGCCAAAGCTGGGCAAGCGCATATGGACAAAGGCTTTCTCGCCCCTCGCGCGGGGCGGGCGAACAGCGATCGAAGCGGTATTGCCGCCATCGGTCGCGATGTAGAGTTCATAACCCCAGGGCAAGCGGCCGGCTAAGATTTTGTCGGTCGTGTCCCGCGCGGCTTTGACTACGTCAGCGTAATAAACCATGATTTGTGATCCTCGCTTTGCCCCGGCCAATCCAGGCTAGAGCGGGCGGCCCGCGTATGGGCCCCCCGCTCGGTGTCTGGACTAGCCGGCGAAGTCAGCAACCGGCGCTTGGGCCGGGCGCGGCGCGGCTTGTCCTTTGAGCGCGAGTGTCACGGCTTTCTGGTCGAGGCCGAGCGCGCAAGCCTGTTCGATCGGCTCGCGATCATCTCGCGCGCAGGCGTTCAAGATCGCGAACTCGAAGGCAACGCGCGGGTCTAGGCCATCCGTCAGGGCCTCGGCCCAGGCGATCAGGCGGCGAAGGCCGAGCGCATGCGTGACGCGGGCTTTGCGGGACAGGGTGGCGCATTCGACCAGGATTTCAGCCAGCATGGGCGTGCAACCTGTGTGCGCGACAAGCGCTGCGGCCTCGTCCCGCGGCGCCATGTAGTCCACGCGCAGGAAACTCGCGAAGCGGTCCAGGGTTGCGCGGTTCATACGGCGCGTCCCTTCGTATCCCTCGGCCGTCCCGCCACCCGTCCCGTTGGTATTGTCGGCGACCAAGAACCTTACGCCTTCGGCACAACGGATCACTTCGCCCGTTTCTTTCACGCTCAACATGCCCGAGGCGAGAACGCTTTGCAGGACCATGATCGCGCCAGGGCGCGCCACGGTCGGCTCATCAATCAGGACAATCGCGTGAGGGATGCGCATCGCGGCCGCGAGCACGCCGTCCTGCCAGCGCACGCCCCCTTGGTGCGGCACGGTCATGCCCACCAGTTCAGGCGCCTCGGTCGTATCGTCGCAGGGAATGAGGGTGAAAGGGCGCCCCGTCCTGGCGGCGAGTTGTTCGCCAAAGCTGGTCTTGCCCGTCCCGGCCGGCCCATAGAGCCAAACATTCCGCCCGCGTCCCATGGCGCACAGGGCCGCGCAGGTCACGCTCTCCGGCCAGCGATACTTGGTATCAACCGTCGGGGTGAGGTGTGTCGCGGGGTAGACGTTGATTTTCTTGGAGGACTGAAAGCCCTTCACACCGAACAGGCTGCCCCAGGTTTCGGCACGCAAGGGCTGCGGCGCTTGAACCGGGCGCGGCTTGATGAGGTCGGGATCAGTGCCAGCGGGTGCAGGGACATAGACGGTTTCGGTGATACGCTCGGCCGGCTTGCGCGCATCAGTGATCAGGTTGGTGATGCGGGCGGTAACAGTGTCAAAGTCGCCTTCCACCATGGCGCGTGCGAGCTCGCGGCGTAGCGCGCTTGCTTCGGTGGACACGTCTACGTCCTGATGATCTGCAGGCTGCGCGGCGTCCTGCGGCGCGCCCCTGATGTCGTCCTGCGATGCGTCCTCGTCCTCGTCCCGCGATGCTCGCGCGTTCTCGAACGCTTGTGTGTTGACGCTCTTGGGCGTGGCGGCGTCCCGGGCAACGATCGCAGCCACGTCGATTTGCAGGATGGCCGCGACATTCAACAGCTGGTCCTTGGTGAGGCTGTTGACGCGCGTCGCGCGGGAACCTGTGACGGTTTCAACCGCAAGATCGTGCTGCGGAAAGGAACGGATGGCGTCTCTCAAGAGCGCGCGGGAATTTCCAGGAAGCTGCATGTTGTCTCTCCTTGGTGGAAGCTTGGTGGCTGGTGTAGGGTAGCAGGAGGGACATACACGCGCGTTATGGGGATTACAAGGGTGTTATGGTGTTTCGTGTCCCGGGACAAACAACACAGGAGTGTAAGACATGCCATCCGGGGGCTGGCGCGGTCATGAAAACTCAATTCGCGCGCTTCGGCCGGGGCGTATCGGGCTTCTGCCCAAGTGCAAAAAGCCTGGATGCGGCAACGTGCGCGTAAATGGCGCCAATCGGTGCAGGCTGCACGGCGGTGCGGGGTGTGTGAAAAAGACTACGCCCCGTCAGCAACGGATCAGGGACGCGAGGCGCATTATCGACCGCGCGGCCCGTGAGGGGACGCTACCGGCCGCTCTGGTGGCGCAAGAGATTTGGGCGCGGTGCGGAGTGACTGTGTTGACGCATATGCGTCCCGTCCTGCTGTCGGCGTGGCTGTCCGCTGATCCGGCGGCATGGTCACAAGCGTTGCTTCGGGTTGAACAGGAGATAGGAGGTCTGAACCGTGCGAGCGCCTAAGACTGTCAAGGCTGTTAACCAGAAACCGGTTAAGTCACGAGAAACAAAGGAAGAAAACGTCTCTCAAATAGACAAAGGTTCGGCCAGCTTGCTTACCATGTTGGAAAGGATTGCGACTGACGAAACCGTCAGCGCGCGAGAGCGCACGGTCGCGGCCCGCGCCGTCATGGAAGCCCGCGGGGAGCTCGGCAAACACCAGCGCGCGCCTGGTGACGTCCTGGCCTCACGTCCCCTGTCCGAGATGTCGCGTCCCGAGCTGGAGGGTGAGCTGTCCCGGCTTCGGCAGCATTTCACGGCACGGCTGCCAGAAAAAGCCCTTTGATATCATAGACATAGGGGCGCAGGGCGTTCCCTTACTGAGGGTGTGCTCTGCGTCCCGGGCCGGCGTTGACGCGTCCCAGGGCGGCCGGTCCTATCCCCTCCCCCGTCGGCGCCGCGCGCCGTTTCACCGTCACGGGTGTTCGTGGGAAATTTGGGGATTTCAAAAGTTTGAGTGCGATTTCGGAACGAATGTAAGCCCCCGGGAACCCAGCGCGAGCCAGAAAGTGTTGCGCGCGGTGGTGGTGTTGGGTATAAGCGACCACCACTCACGTCCCGGGACCTGCACCGCTCATGGCCGCGCTGCCCGCTGCCCCCGTTCTGGGCTTCTCCTTCACTGCGTTCTCGACGAACAATCCGTCCGGCCAGCAGCCGGGCACGAACCTCGACGCCGAGTTCAACCGCACGAATGGCGCGATCGGCGCAATCCTCCAGGTTCTCCAAGTCGCCCTCAATGCCGACGGGACGCTGAACTCCAGCGCGGTTGAGGCAGCGCTCGCGGCCGCAGACGGCGGCAACACGAACTCGGGCGGGGTGAATGTCGCGGACGCGCCCAGCGCGCTTAGCGCCCTCCTGGCGCAGGCATGGGCGGAATATATGCCCGATCAGCTCCCGGCCGATACGCTCGCGGGGACGGGTATCACGGGAGACCACTATTCGAGCCGGTATTGGGCGAACCAGGCGGCGCTCACCGTCGCCGCGCTCCAACAGCAAGTGAACTCCCTCTCGGCGGCCGTCTTGGCGCTGCTCACCTCCCCGATGGGGACGCTCCCCGATTACGCGGGCCTGGCGCTTTACCTGTCGAGCCTGCCCACGACGCTGCCGGCGACGCCCGGCGTTCTTTGGTTGGACAGCGGGGTTCCAGCGATCTCATGACAAGCCCAGCCCTCCCGTCCCCGAGCTTTCAAGATATCACGCTTCCAGGCATCTCAAGCGTCGGCAGCCGGTTCGCGGCCATTCAGACCGATATCACTGCGAACCAGACGGATATCGCTGCGAACCAGACCGATATCGCCGCCAATCAGGCGAGCATTGCGACCACACAGACCGAGGTCGCGGCCGTGGAGGGGAGTGCCGCGACGATCGCAGCGCTGCGCGCCAGCACCTCCGCGACGCTTCCCCAGGCGCAATGCTACGTGCAGGGCTATGCTGCCGCGAGGGATGGCGGGGAAGGTGCTTTCGTCAGCATCCCGTCCGACACCACTTCGTCCGACAACGGCAGCACGATCATTGTCGATGCATCCGGTCGGCGTTGGTATCGGCACTTTACCGGGCCGGTCTCTGTCCTTGCTTTCGGCGCGCACGCCAATAGCGCAAACGATGACTCCACTGTCATAAACGCAGCGCTTACCATTTGCGCCGCGGCCGGCGTGCCCCTGCTTTTTGATGCAGGGAAGACCTTCTACATCAACGCGGCCCTGCAAATCCCGGCCAATTCCCACCTCATTCTCAACGGCACCATATTCAAGCAAGCCATGGCCGTTGGTGCATCTCAGTTTTCGATGCTGGTGATTAATGGTGCGAACGTGACCATAGAGGGTTCGGGCACCGTTGACGGCAACAAAGCCAACCAGACGATTACGGGGGTCGCGTCCGGCGGGATCGTGTCGCAAACGGGCTTCGGTCAGAATGTCCCGACTGTCTGGTATTCTAATATCCAGATCACCGGCATCACGGTGCAGAACACCCCAAACTGGCCGATCAGCCTTAATGGCGTCCAGAATTCGTGCGTCTCACGCTGCACCTTTCTGAATTCCGGTAGTTCACCACAGTTCTGCAATTCCAAGTATAGCGGGTTCTCGCATTGCGTTTCGACCGGGATCACCGATGACGGCCTCGGCCTCTATGGGGGAAACAGCAATTGCTATGTAGATAACTGCCAGGTCTACGGATGCCTGACGGGTCCTTTCTGCTTAAGCGACCCAGGAAGTTCCCTGCCGAATGTTGATTGCGCACTTACCAATAACCGCGTCTACGGCAACACCAATACGGGGGTGTGGGCGTCGGGGTTGGTGAGTGGCGGCAACATCATCCAAGAACGCATCCTGGTTAAAGGAAATATTTGCGACGGCAACGGTTCTGGCGGTGACGGGAATTTCTATTTTAACTGCGTGAGCGATAGCGCGATCCAGGGGAACATCTCGTATCAGAGCGGCGCACGCGCGGGTATCGTTTTGCAAGGGAACCTCAACCGGGTCTTGGTTGCAGACAATGTCATAACAGGAAATGCATCCCCCAACGGCGTTCTCTTGAAGAACGATCCTGCGAGCGGAAACACTGCGGTTGTGATATCCAATAATGTCATTTGCGATACCAACAATGGCCCCGGGATCGTCCTGCAATGCGTGGGGTCTTCTGCCTATGTGAGCGTTTTAGACAACGTCTTCACGGGCAGCTTCGACATCGTCTTCACTGACCAGAGTGCCACCAAGGCCGCGGTTTTTGTGGGTAGCCAGAGCGCTGACAATTCGGCCAATACCAGAATTTTCACGCAAACGCTAAAGCCCGAGGGGCTGTTCACCCCGACCCAAGGCGTCAATCACTCATTCGCTGGGTCCTCGCCGGGAAGCGGAGGCACCATCACACTGACGGCGACGACGCCGAATTTTCTGTTGAACAATTCTGCGGCCTACGCAGCGCTCACGGTGTCCCTGCCGTCGTCCCCCGTTGATGGGCAGGCGATATCGCTCACCGTTCTGTCTACCGTAAGTGCCATAACTTACACGAACGGAACAACTTCCAGCTATTCCCCGCCGCCCGCGAGCATGGCCGGTGGAACCTCGTTCACGCTCGTATACGTGGCGTCCCTTTCCGTATGGCTCCGCGTGGACAAGAGCGCGTAACGACATGAGCGGTAACGGATCATATTACAACAACGGCGCCGGCCCGACGAGCGCAGGCGGGACGGATGTCTCGGCCACGATCGTGCCAGGCTCGACCGTGCTTGCCGTCCAATCGGGTGTCTGGAACGTCTCGATCCTCGCCGGCAGCACGGTTGCCGCGACGCAATCGGGTGTGTGGAACGTCGCGCTGTCCGCGGGCGCGGCCGTGGCGGCTACCCAGGCGGGCGCGTGGAGCGTTTCCCTGTCCGGGACCCCGGACGTCAATGCGCTCCCCGCCGCGGCCGTCTCGGGCGGTGCCGGGCCCTATACCGTGATCTCCCTCGCGACCACGAACACCGCGCTCGTGAAGACGGGTGCCGCGAACCTCTACGGGTTCACGCTCGCGAACACGAACGCGACCCTCTGGCGATACCTCAAGGTCTTTGACAAGGCGACCATGCCCGTGCCGGGCACAGACACACCCGTCGCCGTGATCCCCCTCCCGCCAGGCGCGGCCGTGTCCCGGGACATGCCTGTCGGCATGAGCTTCATCCACGGCCTGGGCATCGCGATCACCGCGGACCCGGCTCTCACCGACGCAACCGTAATCGCCGCGAACGAAGTCGTCGGCACATTGGAGTATGCATGATGCGCAACTTTTTAGGTGGGTTGGCGCTCGCGCTTGCCCTAGTGCCGCCAGCGTTTGCTCAGCAGAACCCGAACCCGAGCTACCCCGATAGCGTATCTTCGGATTACGTGCAGTCCAATAGAGTTTTCCGACAACCGGATATTGGTGTTGCAGGGGGTGTTGTGGGTGTGGGCACGGGGATTGCGCCGGACTACCTTGGAGAGGTAGCAACTCGCGCAGCCGTAGCAGAGATAAACAACTCGGGCGATGCTTACGCAATGGCCCGTAGCATGCATGTGGCGCGGAAACAGCTAAGTGAGTTGAGTGTCGGTTTCGGGGGTTTTTACGCTCAGGCCGGGGTTGAACACAACAACGGCGCGGCGACGACCGTAACAGCATCTGTCGAATATTCAGGGAATTTCTATCCCCTGTTATTTAACGGAAAGCCACAGGGGATTATCCAGCCTGGGGCGGTGTTGCAGAGCGACATGTTGCATGTCAACATTCCAAACGGTGCCGTTTTTTATGTAAGGCAGCACCTCTATAACCCAAGTGGCATATATTTCACGGCGTTCGATGCCATTACTCCGGGCACGCCTCAAGGCGCAAAAGACTTGGTGGGAGATGCGGTCCACTACGGTGCTACACTCGCAGGTGTGCCCGATCAGACCGGGGGTGGGACGGTCACAGCAACGGATCATCTCAACTACATATACCCGGTGGATATCGTGGCCCCTACCAATCTCACCTCTGTCTGTATTTGGGGGGATAGTCGAGCCGTCGGAATTTTCGATAAGGCGAATGATGCGACTGGTGAGGGTGGTGTTATTCAACGGTATGTTGGGCAACGATACGCATACATCTCGCTCGCGTCTCAGGCATCGACGTTGAACACGACTGTCACAAACGACAACATACGGGTCGGGCTCAGCCAATACTGCAACATAGGTATCGACCAACTCGGGGTTAACGACTTGAGTGGGGGGCAGACACCCACGCAAATGGTTGCAAACCGAACGACGCTTGAGCAGCAAATGCCGGGCTTGGTTTGGTATGGGACAACTATCGAGCCCGAGGACAGCAGCACCGACAATTTTGTGACGCTAGCGAACGAAACACCGGCCGCTTGGGACTCGAACCGCCTCACGTTCAATCAGGACGTGGAGGCAGGCGTCGGTCTCGAAGTCAACTACATAGACATAGCGGGTATGATCGATCCTGCCGGCATTTCTAAGTGGCCAGTTGTCGCCAGCACGCCTAACGCATGCACCCCTGATGGGATACACGAATATAACGTCGCAGCAATGCTCGTGAACCAGGGGACGGAATGTGGCACCTACATAAACCCCTTCCGCAATATTGACTTTTCCCGCCACTAATCTGCGGGTTTGGCGCTAAAGGACCACGCATTGGACAACACATCGAACTCTAAGTCCTTGCTGGGCGCTCTTAAGGAATGGGCGCCCGTCCTTGTGGTTGCGGGGACCTGCGTGACTGCGTATTTTGTTCAATACAATCAGGTGTCGAACAACACCGCGCAGCTTGCTGAGATAAAGCAGGAGAATATACCCACACGCATGCAGACGCTTGAGGATGGCCTTAAGTCGTCCCAGCAAGCGCAGAACGCGCAGAACCAGGCGCTCCAGTCTCAAATTCAGGCGTTAGAGAGTTCCCAGCACGACACGACAACTGCCGTGACGTCGCAAGGTCAGACCCTTGCGTCGATAAGCTCGCAGCTTACGATCTTGCTGACCATGGGGCCATTCAAGAGCATGACGAAATGAGGGCGGTCGCGCTCGCATTGTTGGCGGCCGGATGCGCTGTCCCAGCGTGCAAGCCGGCCGTCGTGCATGCGCCTCAGAAAGTGGTTGAGCATACGATCATCCTGCATGAAGCGCCGCAGCGCGGCAAAGCGCTTCTTCGCCTCTATGACGCGACACTGCCAAGACAGCGCGACTTGGTGACGCACGGAAAGGCCCCTGCAATCTGGACGCTGCTTCGATTGGACCTCGACGTGCGCCGGGCGCTGGTGCCGATCCAGGACGCGCAGGAACGACCGACGGATGCACAAATTGAGCGCGCGATCACCACGCTGGGCGCGCTCCAGAATTATCTTGGGAAGCACTGAGATGAGCTTTGACCAGGCATATTCGCTGACGATCGCGCCCGCGATCGAGGGCGCGTTCAGCAAGATTGCGACCGACCCGGGAAACTGGACCGGCGGCGCCGTCGGATCGGGCAAGCTCCTCGGCACGATGCAGGGGATCAGCGCGTATTTCCTTTGGTCCCTTCCGCCGGGCGATCCCTACCACCAGCGGGACCCGAGCACGCTCACGCCCCAGGACACCCAGGCGATCTACAAGGCCCATTTCTGGGACGCCGTTCACGGGGACGATCTCCCGCCCAACGTGGCAGGGCTCCTCTTCGACGCGGCCGTCAACCAGGGCCAGGGCTGGGCGCCGATGATGCTCCAGTCCGCCGTGGGCGCGACCATGGACGGCGTCATCGGGCCGAAGACCCTTGCCGCGGTGCGCGCAATGGACGTCCTCACGCTGCACGCCACGATCGGTTGGCTTCGCGAGGTTCGCTATCGGCAGGACGCCGATTTCGCAACGTTTGGGCATGGCTGGATTATCCGGCTCTGCCGTGTCGTCGCCGCATCCGCGGCTTTCACATAAGGATCACGACCATGTCCCGCCGTCCCATTATCGCCGTCCTGTCCGCCGGGTGTCTCGTGGCGCTGGCTGCCTGCGGCAACCAAAACACGTCGCTCGAACAGGGTGCGCTCACCACGGGCGCCGATGCGCTCGGCACCTATGAGAGCGGTGGCACCAAGGCTGACGTCGCGCTCGCCGTCGTGGCCGACACGTTCAACGTCTACAAGAACACGGCGAACCCGAGCCAGACCGTCATCGCCGAGGCCACCAAACTGCTCACCGCCGCGCAGGCGGCCGTAGCGGCTTCCGATGCGGCCCCCGCAGATACAGCCCGGCAAGCTGCGGAAGCCTCGGCCATCCAGTCGCTTGCGACCTATCTCCTGACGGCAGCGCCCGGCAACGGCGTGACGCCGGCGAGCGCGACCGCATCCTAATGGGCCGCCCCGCCAAGAAAATCTTCGACGAGAATTTCGACCGTTACGAGCAACTGCTCGAACGGTTCTTGGTTCTCGGCGACATCGCGGCGGGGCGTCTCCTTCCCTACGTGCGCATGACGATGCCCGTCCCGGAGGCCCCGGACGACATCTCGCGCACCCAATACGACGATCAGCGGTTCCATCGTGTGATGGCCGCAGCCCTTGAAGAGGTCTGTTTCGGCCGCATTCCCCGGCTCATCATTTCGATGCCTCCGCGGCACGGCAAAACGGAGCAGGCCGCGAAGAAGTTCATCCCCTTTTACGCGGGCCACAACCCGGGCAAGAGCGTCATCTTCGGGACATACAATGACAAATTCAGCCAGGACATCGGTCGTGCGGTCCGGGACAACATCCTGCATCCCGGGACGCGCCAGGCTTTCCCCGACCTCCTGCTCAAAGTCGATAGCGCGGCGAGCGATCGTCTTGAGACCACGCATGGCGGGGTTCTCGCTTTCGTCGGCCGCGGTGGCACGACTACGGGCCGTGGCGCTGATCTCTTCGTAATCGACGATCCGTTCAAGGACAGCGCAGAGGCCGATAGCCCGACCATTCGTGAGAGCGCGTGGACGTGGTTCAACCGCGTCGCCGGGACGCGCCTCATGACCGATAAGGGCGCTATCATCATCATCGGCACCCGCTGGCACCCGGACGATATCATCGGTCGCCTGACCGACCCCACGAACGACCACTATGACCCGGACGAGGCTGCATCTTGGCATATCATCGACTTCCCCGCGCTCGCCAAAGAGAACGACATACTCGGGCGGAAAGAGGGGGAGGCGTTGTGGCCGTCACGCTTCGGGGTGCCCTTCCTGACGTCCCTGCGTCGCCGGGACCCGCGCGGGTTCAGCGCGCTCTATCAGGGGAAGCCGAACCCCGAGGGCGGGACGTTCTTCGAGGACAGTTGGCTCAAGACCTATCAACGGAATGAGCTGCCGAAAAACCTGCGATACTATTGCGCGTCCGATCACGCCGTCTCGGTTGCCAAGGGCTCAGACAAGACCTGCTTAATGCCCGTCGGGATCGACGAGAACGACGATATTTGGGTGCTCCCCGATCTGATCTGGCGCGTCATGAACTCAGAGCAGGCGGTCGAGAACATGCTCACCCTCATGCGGCGCTTCCGGCCGCTGCTCTGGTGGGCCGAGCGGTCGCATATCTCGAAGTCCATCGGGCCCTTCCTGCGCAAGCGCATGCTTGAGGACCAGGTCTATTGCACGATCGTCGAGGTGACGCCCGTGTCAGATAAGCAGACACGCGCGCAGTCTATTCAGGGCCGCATGTCCATGGGCAAGGTGCGGTGGCCCGCCTTTGCGCCGTGGTGGGCGGCCGCAAGGGACGAGCTGCTGCGGTTCCCGCACGACGCGCACGATGATCTCGTGGACACGGTCTCGTATATCGGCCTCGGCCTCGGGACGCAGGTCGCGGCCCCCAGCTTCCGGCCGAAGACCACCAACCCCGTCGGCACGTTCGGCTGGTTGAAAGAACAACGCCGTCTCGCGGAACGCGCGGGCCGTAATCGTCATAATGTGGGAGGCTGGTGATGTCCGGCTCAAACGACCAGTCGCCTTATGCCGGCGCGCCGATCGCCAATAACCAGAACCCGATGGCGCAGGAACTCCTGGAGGCGCTGACGGGGAAGGGACAGCAGGCGCAATACGACGAGATGGGCCGCCCCATCGCGCAGCCTACCCGCATCCCGCGCGAAGCGCCGACGCCCCCGCCACCCCGCGCCGAACTCGTCGAGAAGTGGTGCGGCCGGGTCAAGGCCGACAAAAAGCATTTCGAGAGCAAGTTCAAGCGTATGCGCCGCAACGGCCATTTCGCGAACGGCGAGCAGTGGCCCGAGCGGGACATCGTCCTGGAAGGCGAGGAAGACGATCGCTATGTGGCGAACATCGCCCTGCGGCACGTCCAACAGCGCACCGCGGCGCTCTATGCAAGCAACCCGACCGTGAAGGCGACGCAGCGCGAGCGCATGCTTGCCGTCATCTGGGACGGGGACATGGCGACCCTCCAGCAGGCGCAGCAGCAGCTCGCGCAAGCGGTTCAGCAGGCTCAGCTCCACGCGCAGCAGACGGGCACGGCCTATGACCCGAGCCAGCCCCCGCCCGGCGTCTCGCCGAACGCGCTCGCGATCATCGCGGACTTCAAAAACGTCCAAGATTACAATAAGATGCTCAAGCGTGTTGCGAAAACGCTTGAACTGCTTTGGGACTATAACGTCGCCGAGCAGGTGTTCCCCTTCAAGACCATGATGAAGATGACCATTCGGCGCGCAGTGATCACCGGCGTCGGCTATGTCAAGCTCGGCTTTCAGCGCGCCATGCAGCTCTCGCCCGAGATCGAGTTGCGGATCGCGGACATGACCGAGCGATTGGTCAATATCGAGCGCCTATCGAACGACATCGCGGACGGGGAAATTCCCCCGGACGCACCCGAAGCGGAAGAGCTGCGGCTCGCGATCCAGGCCCTTCTCGAAGAGAAACAGGTCATCGTCCGCGAAGGGCTGGTGTTCGACTATCCCGACACGACTGCCATTATCCCGGACAAGAAGTGCAAGAGCCTGCACGGCTTCCTGGGCGCCGATTGGGTGACGCAGGAATACATTCTCTCGCCCGAGGAAATCCAAGAGATTTACAACGTGGACGTGGGGAAGAGCTTCCGCGGGTTTTCCAAGGACGGGCAGGGCAATGCCGAGCGGTCGAGCACGCCCGATGGGGAGCGGCCGGATGGCGAGCTGGCCTGTGTTTGGGAGATTTACTCGCGCAAGGACGGCCTCGTCTATGTGATCTGCGAGGGCTATCCCGACTTCCTCCGCGAGCCCGCCGCACCGGAATGCTACCTCGATCGGTTTTGGCCGTGGTTCCCGATCATCCTCAACGAAGGGTATGACGACAAGAGCATCTTCCCGCAGAGCGATATCGACCTGATCTGGGACATGCAGCTTGAGATCAACCGGGCCCGGCAGGGCTTGCGCGAGCATCGCCACGCGAACCGTCCCATGATCGCAGCCGCGGGCGGCGCGCTCGACGACAACGACAAGGAAAAGCTGCGCACGCATCCGGCGAATGCGTTGATCGAGCTGAACGGCCTGGCGCCCGGCCAGAATATCAAGGACGTCCTCCAGCCGGTCCAGATGCCCGAGATCGACCCGGCGATGTATGACACGGACGCGACGTTCGAGGACGTCCTGCGCGTGACGGGGTCCGACCAGGCATCCATGGGACAGACCTCGTCCACGACCGCGACGGACGTCGCCGTGGCGCAGTCGTCCCAGCATACCGATCTGGCCTCTGTGCTCGACGACCAGGACGACCTCCTGACCGAGCTCGCGACCGCAGCGGGGAAACTCCTCCTCCTCAATGTCAGCGCGCAGACCGTCCAGAAGGTGATCGGCCCGGGCGCCGTGTGGCCCGAGCTGACTAAGATGGACGTGGTGGACAACCTCTACCTCAAGATCAAGGCGGGCAGCACGGGGCGGCCGAACCGTCAGCAGGACATGCAGAACGCGCAGATTATCTTCCCGATGCTGATGCGCATCCCGAATATCAGCCCGGAGTGGATGGCGCGCGAGCTGATCCGCCGCATGGATGATCGCATGGACCTGACGGAGGCTTTCGTGGAGAGCACGCCGTCCATGGACGCGATCAATCGCATCCAAGGGACGGTCGCCACCCCGCAGGCCCAGGACCCCGTCAACACGGTCAATGTGCCTCCGCCTGGCGCGCCGGGTTCGTCGCCGACACCGCTCCCGGGCGCGCCCGCCGGCGGCGCGGCGCCGCCCCCGACTGGTGGTGCCCAGGCGCCCATGGGCGGCGCGGCGCCGCCCCCGACTGGTGGTGCCCAGGCGCCCATGGGCGGCGCGCCGAACGACCCCGCGGCGCAGGGAAACCAAGGCGCCCAGAATGCCCCGGCCGTGAACCCGGTGAACGGGAGGCTGGGCCCGAGGACGCCGCCCGTCCCCGGGGCCAACGGTCTCCAGCCGCATCAGCGTCCTGGGACCTCGTCCCCGACACCCTAAATGTGTTGCGGGTGTCGCGTCGCGTATGTTACGAGCAACCAGCAATAGGACACAGAACCTAGATGCCCCCCTTCGACGAAGAAACCGGGACCTCGTCCGTCCCAGAAAACACCTCCTCGACCGCGGGCACTTCGGCGCCAGCGAACGAGGCTGGCACGCCTGACACCACTGCGGAAACCCAGGCAGCCGCGTCCCCCGGCGAAAACTCCGCGTCCCCGCCGGACGCTCCGGTAGACGATCGAGCCGGCCTTCTTGCGGCCGTGCAGAAAGTCGTCCAGGCCGAACCCAAGAACCCAGCGGGTGAGGGATCAGCGGCCGCGCCGGATGGTAGTTCGACGAACGAGACCAAGACCGATCCCCAGGCCGAGGCCCAGGCCGCTGCGCTGGAAGCCGATCCGACCGAGGATGAGTTGAAGGCGCTTGCGCCCAAGACGAAAGCCCGGATCGAAAAGCTTCTCGATCAGCGACGTGCCGCGCGGCAGGAAGTCGAAGCTCTCAAGCCCCAAGCCGCCAAGTGGCAGCAGATGGAAGGCTATCTCACGCGGCACGATCTCGCCGCAGAGGACGCCAACACGCTGCTCGGCATCGGGGCTGCGCTGCGCCGCGGTGACTTCAAGACGTTTGTGGAAGGGGTGGGGCCCTATTGGGTGCTCGCTCACGAAGCCCTCGGCCTTTCGGTCGCGCCCGACCTTCGAGCGAAGGTGGACGCGGGCGAGATGTCCGAAGACGCCGCGAAGCAGCTCACCGCGACACGGATCGCCAACAGCCGTCTGCAAGGACAGGTCAAGGCGAACACCGAAGCGGCGACGGCGCAACGCGCCGAAGTGGAGCACGCGCGCACCGCGCAGGCCGTCGGTTCCGCAATCGCGGAGTGGGAGGCTGGGATCAAGGCTCGTGACCCGGACTACGCCAAAAAGGCAGCAGCGGTCGAGGAAGAGGCGCAGCTACTCATCAAGGCCCACGGCCACGTCAAGTCGGTCGAAGAGGGATTGAAGATAGCGCAACAGGCGTATGACCGGATCAACCGGCTTTTTGCCGCCGGCCGGCCCACGCCCGCCCCGTCTCAACGTCAACCGTCTGGTGCCCGTGCTGTCAACGGCGCGCGTGCCGAGCCCAAGAGCATGATGGAGGCCGCACAGGCCGCTCTTGATCGGATGCGCGCCTAATAGGGACCGAGACCGATGGCCTTCACGGCAACGGAAATCACGAATATCGCGAACGCTGCGCTCGACTTCTACATGAACCGGGGCA